CAACACTCTATACGCCCGAACTCCGCGACAGGATTTGTGCAGAGCTTGCCTCTGGCCGCACCCTGCGCTCCGTATGCCGTGATGAGGACATGCCAGACCGGCAAACCATCTACAACTGGCTTAACCATAATATAGGACGAGTGGTTGAAGGGGATAGGGTTATTGAGGAAGGGTTCTTCGACCACTACACGCGAGCGCGAGAGGTCGGGCTTGATGAGGTTGCGGATGAGACCATGGATATTGCCGATGATGGGACCAATGATTATGTCGAGCGCGTCAAGAAGCTCAAGAACGGTGACGAGAAACGGGAGGTCTTGTTCGATAAGGAGGCCGTGCTGCGCTCAAAGCTGAGGGTAGAGAACCGCTGGAAGTATCTGGAGAACATGGCACCGCGCAAATACGGCAAGAATGTCAAGATACAGTCTCAGGCCTTGGATGGAGCCGGTAATCCGACAGACCCGCCAAAGTCAGGGGTTGAGGCCGTGGACGATTTTCTCAGTGCCGTTCTTGATGCGGTCAAGACAGGTGGCGGGAAAGCTCCGGAATGAAGGCATATCCGCTCAGATACCCGCTGCCGGAACATTTCGATTTAGGCTATATCGAAACGCTGCATTATTACCATGCCGCTTTGAAGAAGGCGCGGCGCGTATCCGAGGACAAATACAACGATGTACGGCGCAGGCTGGGCGAGACAGACCTGTTTTTCTTGCTCACCAATGTGCTGAACCGGCGCGATATGTTTCGGGAATGGCTGTTTAAACGCTGCCGAGAGGTGCAGGCGGAGCCCGATGGTAGGCTCGATCTCTGGGCGCGGGAGCATTATAAATCAACAATCATCACTTTTGGCCATACAATTCTGGATATTATCCGAGATCCAGAGATTACCGTGGGGATTTTCTCGTTCACGAAGAAGATCGCCCGTGACTTTTTGACGCAAATCAAGACTGAAATGGAAATAAACGCGGATCTGCCCCTGCTCTGGCCTGACGTTTTCTGGACGGAACCGCAGAGGCAGGCTCCACGCTGGTCTGTAGATGGTGGTATCGTTGTCAAGCGGAAGGAAAACCCCAAGGAAGCCACGATTGAGGGGCATGGCCTGACCGATGGTATGCCGACTGGCCGACACTTCAAGCTCATGCTGTACGATGATGTGGTCACTCTGGATGGTGTGAACACCCCAGAGCTTATCCAGAAAACGACCCGCGCATTCCAGATGTCGGATAACCTTGGCTCCGAGGGAGACCGCCGCCGCTATATCGGTACGCGCTACCACCTCTTTGATACCTATTCGGTGATGATCGAGGATGGTGTGGCCATTCCACGTATCCACGCCGCCACGGATGATGGTACAGAACATGGCAGGCCGGTCTTGTTGAAGCAGGAAACACTTGATACTAAACGGCAAAATCAGGGTACATACGTGTTTTCGTCCCAGATGTTGCTCAATCCGGTGGCTGACAAGGCCATGGGCTTTGCTCTGGAGTGGGTTGTCAAGGCTGATACCGACCAAAATGCGGCTATGAATTCTCTCTGGCGGTTCATTATCGTTGATCCAGCTGGCGGAAAACAAAGAAAAACAAACGATTACACCACAATGCTGGTTATCGGATACGGTTCTGATCTCAAATATCGCGTTCTGGACATGCGCCGCGACCGGATGTCGCTGACGAAACGGTGCGAAACGCTTATCGAGCTTCACCAGAAATGGAAGCCGGGGCTTGTGGCCTATGAAGAATATGGGATGCAGGCCGATATTGAACACATCCAGTTCGTTCAGAAGCAGAAGCTTTACGAGTTCGAGATCACCACTTTGGGAGGCAAAATGAAGAAGGAGCTGCGGATACTGCGGCTTGTTCCCATGTTCCAGAACGGTTTCAAGTCAGTGGCCGATGGTGGTGATGGGGTGCCGAAGTCCCGTATTATCCTGCCCACGACATGCAACCAGCTCGACCACGAAGGCCGGATGCACGATCTGGTCAGGGACTTTCTGGAGGAAGAATATGTTGCCTTCCCCGTTTTGAAGCATGATGATATGCTGGATGCCATGGCACGGATTGTCGATCTGGAGCAAAGGCAGCTTATCCAGCTCCCATCGGCCAACGCCGCTCCAATGAGATCGACCAAAGTGGAGGAAGGCTTGCGCAAACTTGGACAGGGACAGAACGGGGGAGAACCATGGATGGTGGTGTAAGGGGTGCTTATGGCATCAGAGGTCTGCGACTTCCGGAACAAAACGATGATTTGGTGCGCAAGATGTGCTACCGCTGGCTCCGCGCCATGGAGCCCCATAACGAATGGGCTACTGTAGCCAAGAAGTGTGTGGAAATGCTGGAGGGCAATCAGTGGTCCGATGAGGAGAAGGCCGCGCTCCGCGCCATGCGCCGTACCGCTCTGACGATCAACTCCATTGCCCCGCTCTGGCGGCTGGTTATGGGCTATCAGTCCAGCAACCGCATGGATGTCAGTTTCATGCCGACTTCCGATTCAGTATCAAGCGAAGATGTAGCCACGGTTTTGAACAACGTGTTCAAGTCCGAGGCCAACCGCATGGATTTGAAGTACACCGATACCGATGTTTTTGCCGATGGGCTTTCAACCGGCAGGGGGTTTTGGGATATATCTCTCTGTTTCGATGATAACGATTTGGGTGAAACGAAGATCACCTGTGAAGATCCCTTTGCGACCTATATCGACCCGGACTGCAAATCGTATGATTTGAGCGATAACGATTATGGTGCGAGCTATATCCAGAAATCGGTCTGGACAAACCTTGACTCCGTGAATGATAAATATGGCTCCGAGGCCGCGCTTGCGGTACAGAACGTGATGTCTCCGGGCTATAATTCAAGCATCCTGTCTTATCTTGGTGATTACGAGATTTCCCCTCAGCGCTTCTTTGGCGGTTACGCCGATGAGAAGGATTACGGCGATTGGGCTGATGTGTATTATCACGACTTCATTGATACGCAGGCCAAGCAAATTCGCCTGATCGATAGCCAGCACAAGATTATGAAGATTTCGCCTTGCTTCGTTGATCTCGAAACCGGCGACAAAGAAATGATTCCGCAGGAGTGGATTGATAAGCCGGAGATCATCGAAAAGGTTATGAAGTATGCCGAGCAGATAGGCAATCCATTGAAGATTGTCAGCAGGCCGGTGAAGCGTGTCAGGCGCACCGTTACATGCGGAGACATCATTCTCCATGACGCATGGTCTATCTACAAAGATTATACAACCATTGGGTATTTCCCTTACTTCCGGCGCGGTAAAACACGCGGCATGATCGAGGACTTGATCGATCCGCAGCGGGAAAAGAACAAGAAGCGGTCGGTGCTGACAGACATCCTGAACCGGAACGCAAACTCGGGCTGGATGTACGAAGAAAAAAGTCTCGATGCCGAGCAGGAGGAAAATCTGCGTCTCTACGGCTCAGCTCCGGGTATCAACGTCAAGTACAAGAAAAGCGATAGCGGTGAAAAACCTCAGCGCATCGAGCCGGGCGGGTATCCGCAGGGGCTTGATCGTCTGGAGGAGAAGGCCGGAAATGACATGTACGACATCAGCGGTGTCAACCAGTCAGCTATGGGGCAGCTCGATAACGTCCAATCAGGTCGGGCAATCGAGGCCAAGCAGCGTCAGGCCGTGATGTCCATCCAGATGTATTCCAATAATTTCAGCCGTTCAAAGAAGCTCCAAGGCCGGAACGCTTTGGGCGTATTCCAGAATTTCTATACCGAATCCCGTATCTACCGCATCATGGGTGAGGACTCCAGCATTACCATGATGGAGATCAACAAGAAGATGCAGACCGGAGCAAATGCTATTACGCGTCTCAATGATATTACCGTGGGCAAATATAGCGTTGAAGTGGATGAGGTGCCGATCTCTGCAACCTTCAAGCAGGCTCAGTTCGAGGAAACGATGATGTTGATCGAGAAGCTGGGCGACATCGGCGCGGCTCTGGTCCAGACCAATCCGGGGCTTTTGATCGATCAATCATCGCTGCCACGTAAAGCGGAATGGAAGAAGGCTTTGACAGATGCAGGAGCTGCGGCGCAGGGCACGATGCCCCAGCCAGCGGCAGGCGGCGGTGCCGCACCTACACAGCCAACAACAACACCGGAGCAATATCCATCGTGAACAATCAAAACAACTCTGCCATAGCACAGATCAACCCGATCAGAGCTTCCGAGGAACAGGCCTTCCGTCTTGGCCATGCCAAATCATACACAACTGTTGATATGGACGTGAGCCGTGAGACCCATGCGGAACTGAAATATCTGCTTGAGAAGGCTGGATATGACCACTGCATCAGACCAGATGGAAGGATTGACCTGTCCGGCATCACGCTTCTTCCAAAGGCCAGACCGTAATCCTACCCACCACAGCACCGGAGAAAACATGGATATTCAGGAGCGGGCTACAATCGGTGTCATAAAAGAGGAAGTCGGCGGGCTGCGCGGCTTGCTGGAGACCAAGGCCAAAAGAAGGGTTGTTATCATTGCCCTGACTATGGACGATGGAGAAGAAAACGGATATGGATATTACGAGGCCAGCGAAGGTATCAACACCACCACAGCCGAATCTTTCGTTGATTTTTTGGAAAAGGTCTGCGCAGACCTCAAGGGATAAGGAAACGCACAGATGAGGAAATCTCTCAATTTACCCAGTAATCTCTGGAACTCTCCGGTTATCAAGAAGCGTCTCATGCAAGAGGCTGGCTTTGAAAGTAACCATGGCATCTCTGAAAAGCAGCATTACTGGTGCCTTGTACCCCATGCCGATAGCGGTGATGGTACCGTTATTCTGCGCAATTATCCTGAAAACAGTATCGTTGATGCAGATCCACACGAAATGCAGCAAGAGTTCGCCCGCAACGTGATGTGGTCTTTGCAGACCCAAGCCCACTTCGATGGTCTCTGGCTGGTTGGCTTTACCCATCCGCCGACCAGCTATGGTGTTATTACCGATACCGAGAATTGCTGGAACCGGCTCATGGCGATTTGGTTCGATAGCGATGGCGACCCGCAGTTTACCTTGGAAAGCGACCTGCCTTTCGTGAAGCAGCTCGAAGCCGGTGAGCAATACTATGTCGATCTGGCACAGCAAAGCCATGAGCAATGGAAAGAGATTTACGGCCAAAAGGCTATGAAATCCGACATGTTGCTATCAGAAGATCAGGCCAGAAAGGCGGCACTGGAGGCTTTGGGGAAATGAACAAAGAGGCTTTTCAGAACAGGCTTGAGAGTAATTTAAGTCATGCCGAGAAGGTGCGCTACTTCAAGGACAAGATCAATCTTGACGATGATGGGTGGTGCCCAAACTGTAAGCGTTGCCATAAACGCAAAGGCTCTGTTGTGGAGGTTTGCGGCAGTGAATAAAACCCTGCAATGGGCAGTCCAGAAGATTTTAGATATAGCTTGCAGTGGATTTTACGGCAGCATTACGCTAAAGTTCGAGGACGGAAAGCTGGTTCATCTCGAACACCAGCAGAGTCACAAACCACCGAAATGAGCAGGAGATAAAACATGCGGGCGAAAATGAAGATCACCAGCGTAACCAAGAACGAACACAATGAAACCGTTCACTTTGAAGCCGTGGCTGCCAGCGGCTATCCGGCAGATGGCACGGACGAAAACAACACCTACGCCAAGTTCACACCGTCTGGCCAACTTTCCCTGACGATCACAAATCCTGATCTGCTGGGCAAGTTTGAGCCCGGAAAAGAATATTACTTGGACTTTTCCGAGGCCAATTAAGACGGTCAGATATACTTTTATTCAAGAAAACCCCCTCCGCTCCCCAAGGCAGAGGGGGTTTTTCTTTACCAGATTTGTGGTGATTGACAGGCCAGACAGATATGGGATAGCATAAAGCCTGTTATACTTCGTTCTTTGGTATCGAAACACTCGAGCCGCATCTCTCCTTCACCGGAGGGGCGCGGCTCTTTTTTTTGTCCCGAGAACAACCTGCCGCCGAGGGTAACGGGCGATTTCCGCTTTGGGATGCAGCGATACGCAGACCCCATGCCGCCGATGTACGGGCGTTACCGCAATGTCACGCGAAAGAGGATAAAGTTATGACCAAGACCAATGAAACACCTGAGAATGGCTCAGAAAACACGGAGAACGCCGGATTGCTGAAAGACCAGACCACCGATGTTGATGATGGTTACACCGAGGAAGTTGATCCTATGATCGCTGAAATGGTGGCCGCAGAAGCAGAGCTTGAAAAGGCCGGTTCTGGTACCGCAAGCGATGAAGGTACCGAAGGCGAGGCAACGCCTGCACCTGAAAATGGTCAGACCGCCAAGCCGGAAGTCAAAGCCGACAAGGAAAAGCGGGATACCCCGATGATTCCAAAGGCACGGTTCGATGAGGTTAATTCCGAGAACGCACTTCTGAAAGAGCAGGTCATATATCTGAAAGGTGCTGTTGATACGCATAAATCCGCTGCGAAAAACACGCAGACCAACGGGCAGACGCAGACAGGCACCGCCGAACAGAAGGCAGACCAAGCTCCGAAAGACTCTGGTGAAGCTTCCGAGGTCGATGAGATTGATTCCTTGATTGATGCCGCTGAGGCGAAAAAGCTGACATTGGCTGAAAAGTACGATGAAGGTGAACTTTCGGCAAAGCAGTGGAAAGAACAGGAAACAGCGATTGACCGAGAAATACGGGATTTGTCCAAGCAGCGCATTGATCGTGTTCGCGAGGAAAGCCGTGCCGATACTCAAGCCGTGATTTCTGCTGAAAGGCAGGCGGATTTGATTAGGGGTCAGGCCATTGAAATCCAGAAGCAACACCCGAATATCGAAGTGATTGACGCTACACCGAAGCATATAAAAGAAGGTATCTGGGCGGAAATTACCGTTCAGGCTGCTCAAAATCTCGCAATGAGGGGTATTAACGTGAACGATGGTTCCGCTAATGCACATCTTGCACTGATGCAGGAAAAAGCCCGGCTCACGGATAGCTACACACCGGAAACCTTGAAAGCGTTTTTGCCTGAGAACTTCGTCCCGAAAGGGCAGGCGGCTCAGTCCGGTACTGGTCAGACAGGTCAGAAACAGCCAAGCGAAACGGCTCTTAACCGTAAAGCGAAACTGGAACTGGCAGATTCTCAACCACCATCCATAGCGGATATGGGCACTTCGGGGGGTCAGCAAATCACTGAGGCAGACATTGCAAAAATGACTGATGATGAGATTGCCGATTTGATGACAAAAGCCCCTCAGCTCGTAAACCGCCTCGTTGGTGGAGCAACAGTAACCTAACCCAAGGCTTTCCCAGCTTTTCCGCAATAGTGCGGGCTTCTGGTAGCCTTTTCAACTAGGAGAAAACCCGATGCAAACCGATTTTGGTGCCCTTACTCAGGCGCAAAAGAAAGTATGGTCTGGTAAGCTGTGGATGCAATTCCGTGACGAATCGTTCTGGATGAGCAACGGCTTTATCAGTCAAAACATGAATACCCCCATTCACCGTGTGACAGAACTCACAGAGACCACCCGTGGTCTGGAGTGTGTGATGCAGCTCGTGAATGATTTGGAAGGTGACGGTACCGTTGGTGACAACGATCTTACCGGCTCCGAAGAAGCCATGGTAAACGATGCCCAGATCATCAAGGTCGATCTTCTGGCACATGCCGTGAAATCCAAGGGTAAGATGTCTGAGCAGGCAACGGTTATCCGTTTCCGTGAGCAGGCAAAAAACAAACTTGGCTTCTGGCTGCCGGATAAGATCGATGAACTGATGTTCCTGACCGCTTCTGGCCGGGCATACACCAAGAAAACCGATCTTTCCACACGCGGCACATCCCAGCTTCCGGCTCTGTCCTTTGCTTCGGATGTCACCGCACCAACCTCCAACCGTGTCAAACATGCCGGTTCCGCAACATCCGAAGGTACGCTGACCTCGTCCGACAAGATGTCTTGGAACTTTGCTGTGACCGCAAAAACCTTCGCTCGCCGTCAAGGTCTCCGTCCTATTCGTCAGGGCGGCAAGGAATATTACGCTATGGTAATGTCTCCGGAACAACGGCGTGATCTGGTTCAGGATACGAACTATCAAACAATCGTCAGTCGTGGTGCTGAGCGCGGTTCTAAAAACCCGCTGTTCAACAACGCTCTGGCCGTTATTGATGGTCTTATCCTGTACGAACACCGCAAGGTTATCAACACCACCGGCTTGACCAGTGGTGTTGATAAGTGGGGTACTGGCTCAGATGTCGAGGGTGCGCAAGCGCTGTTGATGGGTGCCGGTGCGCTTGGTTTCAGTACGCTTGGTGGCGGCAAATGGATGGAAGCTGATAGCAACGATTATGGCCGCAAGCCGGGCGTTGGTTATGAGCAGATCATTGGTATGCTGAAACCGAAATATAAACCGTTTGCTTCTGCCACAACGGCAGAGGATTACGGCATTATTTCGGTGAAAACTGCCGCCGCTCTGTAAGACCAGACCGGACACTGCTTAAATCCAGAGGGGAGCGGATAGCGATATATCCCTCCCCCCTACCTCAGAGAAAATACAATTAAAACCTCTATAAGGAGAGTTTTCCGATGAAAAAACATAAGTCACAACTCAAAAGCATCATTACAGGGCTTGCCATTGCTGCGGCAGGCGGCTTCGTATATGTTGCCAGCCACGGCTCCACGGCAAAGCTTGCCATTACCGATATTGATGGTGCCGCTCTGTCCAACCCTCTTGCCCTGACCAACGGCTCTTTCGAGTTCTATACCGCCGATACGGTGGCTTCTGTGGATCTGTTCATTCAGTCTCCCACAGGCCACTTCTTGGTGGTAAAAGATGTCAAGCCATCCGGTGATGCCAGCCTGCTGGTCGATACCAGTCAGGCGCATACGACAATGGTTATCCCGTTCAACGTGGCTGACCAAGCCGGTGATGCTACGGAAACTCCGTGCGGCTTTACGCTTCCCGGTGCGGTTCAACCCAATGTGGCCGTTGATGTGACGGTTATTGATGCCGAAACCATTGATGTTGGTACTCTTGCCTCCGATTCTGGCGATGCCGATGCCTTTATCGCTGGTCTCAGTGTCGATACAGCCATTGGCTATAAAAAGGCCACTCTGGCAAACGGTGCCATCACGCTCGGCACAAAACTGTTCGTAGTGGACAGTGCCAATGCGGGCGATGAAGCTCCGGAACAAGACATCAGCCAGATCGGGAAGCAGGTTTCCTACACCCTTACAACCGGTGCCGATTCTGCGGCTGGGTACATTATCCTTCCAGTCCAGTTGCCGGTGGCAAGCCTTTAAGATAAAGTGGGATTTGGGGCTGGGTTTGTTCCCAGCCCCTTAACCCTACTTTTTCTTAACCAAGGAAGATTTAAAAATGTCAAAAGATCAAAAAGATAAATTTGTACGCGTCATTGACTCCAGCTGCACCCATGATTATCCGGAGCGCACCCATACGATCAATGTTCGCGGCGAAAAAATTGCTGTGGTGTTCAAGTTTGGCGAGGAGAAAATCCTGCCGTTTGAGCAAGGCGCGAAATTCACCGGCATCGAAGGCTTCCGTGTTGAAGCCGTGGATGGCCACAGCATCGATATTCCTGCGGTGCCCACAGATAGCGTTGCCGCACAGCTGGCGCGTGATGAATGTGTTGCGAAGTTCAAAGAGCTGACCCTACCCTCTCTCAAGGTGCGGGCGGCGCAGAAGCAAGGCGGCGAGATTTACTTGGATGCGGATGATGATTCCCGCGCCGAGATCATTGCCTTTATCATGGGCGAGCCGCCTGCCGATACAGGCACCGGCAAGGATGAAGATGGATTTGTCGATGGTGAAGATGATCTTCTTGAAGATGATGGTGAAGAAAATCAGGGCGTTCCAGATGATGTCTCTGACGAAGCCCCCGCTGAAACCGGAGATGGCGAAGGCGCTTTCGCACCAACACTGGCAGACGATCACCAGAAGCGCGTGGACGAAATCGTTGAATACTTCGGTAAAGGCTACGAAGGTGTCACCTTCCAGCAACTCGATGAACGTGATGATGGTGTAGCCACTTTTGCGGTTGTTGCCATTGTCGAAGGCAGCGATACCGTTATCGCTTCGGGCACATTCCTTGAACTGCAAGAAGCTGTTTTGCAAAACCATCCCGCTCCGCCGCATTTTCCCTTGCAGGCAAAAGGCGGCGATGCAGAGGTAAAGTTTGCCCTGAACGAGATCAAGGGCGCAACTGACGAAGCCTTGCAGCTCTGCGTTGATTATGGTGTTGACATTAAAACACTGATCGGCACCGGCAAGGATGGGAATGTCCTGAAAGGCGATGTCGAAAACTATATCCGCGAAAACGATCTGAAACCTGTTACTCACACCATGGCTGGGGAATAACCTCCTGCCGGTTTGGCTCGGGCTCGCTTGACCCAGAATACCTGAAAGGCAGGCAGACTTGCCAAACATACAGAGTGCTAAAATTGTTGCAGAGAACGCCCTGAGTACAATCGGGGCGTTCCCTGCTTCTCAATCCGCTCCAGACCCCGGAGAGATGAAGAAAACGCTTCGCTGGCTCGAAATGCTTATCAATTTCGAGAGCGGTATCCGGCCTTTGGCTGGGTTCTGGCAGGTATTCGATATTCCGATTGAAGCCGGTGTTGGTGATTACGACATGGCCGATTACGCCGAGGAGCGAGGGGTATGTCACGTATTCAGCGCATTTATCGTTGATGCCAATGGCGATACAGATCCTATCGATTTTCAGTACGAAAGCCAGTCCGTAGCCGAAAACCTGAGCCGCACCGGCAGGCCGGAACGGGCAACCGTTACAAAAGACCGCGACATGGTTCTAAAGGTTTATCCGACCCCCACACAGGTCGAGGCAGATGCAGGGCTTATCATCCGCGTCAGGGTTCAGACATATCACGAAAATATTGATGATGAAGGTATTGCCGATGAAGATATTCGTCTCAGACCTTCATGGTATCTATGGCTGACCAAAAGGCTGGGCTATGAGATCGGCTCCGGCCCCGTTCGCAGACTGTCTGCCGGAGAGCTGAAAAGCCTCAAGGAAGATGCAAAAGAAATGGAAGATGCCTTGCTTGCCCGAGATGGCAAGTATTCATCTCCCACACCACCGGTGACTGGACCAATGGATTTAAGCGTGGACTGTGACCCCGTGATACGCGGAAGCGGAAACGGCAGATACAGGACAAGGGGAGTATAAACGGACATGGCGCGGGCAAAAATAGCAGAGTTCGGTATCATTCAGAAGGCGCTGGCGCAGGCGGTTGTCACCTTTTATGCTGCTGATGCCGATGGAAACAATACCGGTGTCAAGGCAACGATTTATGCTGCCTCAACAGGTTCTGGTCAGGTCGAGAACCCGCAGACGCTGGGCGATAACGGCATGTTGCCGATGGATTGTTGGGTGGAATCCCAGATCGTGGCCGCTATCACAGGTATTACGGAGCGTACGGAGAGGTCAATCAAAAAAATAAAGCAAAACCCTCTGGAATTTGCCCTGCCGGTGACAAATGCTGCGGTTTATGCTCTCGACTTACAGGTCGCCGTTACAGACGCAGAGGCGGCTCGTGATGCTGCTCAAATCTCTGCTACAAACGCTGCGGATTCTGAGGTACAGACAGGCCTTGATGCCGTTGCAACGGCTGCTGACCGTATTGCTACCGGAAATGATGCCACGGCAACCGCTGCCGACCGCGTCCAGACCGGGCTTGACCGAACTGCGGCTGAGAACGCTGCGGCTGCGGCGGCATCCAGTGCCGCTGAGGGCCTATACAATGATGTAATCACACTGACATCAGCAGATAGCCCTTATGTGCCTTCTCTGGCGCAGGAAGGCACCATGTTCCGTCTGGATATGACCAGCGGTGCAATAACGATCAATCTGTCTGCGCTTTCGGTATATGGCGAGGATATGAAGTTTGCGTTTGTTAAGGTGGACGCAACTGGCAATGCGGCCACGATCAATAGAGGCGGAACAGATACTATTGAGGGCAACACATCCGCCAGCCTTTCAATTCAATATGAGAGCAATGTTTTTGTTGGTGATAGCGCAACAGGCATGTGGATAGATGTTGTACAGTCCACCGGAATTGCTGATGGTTCTGTGACAAATGCTAAAATAGCAGATAATGCAGTAACAACTGCAAAAATTAACAACTCCGCTGTAACTACGGATAAAATTAACAACGATGCCGTAACCCTAGCAAAGATGGCCGCTGGCACAGCCGGAAACCTCATTACCTATGACGCAAGCGGTAATCCCGCAGCGGTGGCAACTGGTACGGCTGGACAGGTGTTGACAAGTAACGGTGCGGGGGCTGCGCCTACTATGCAGGATGCAGCGGCTGGCGGTAAACTTATCAACAGATGGGTTGCTACTTACACCGGAAACGCTGCTCTTAGTACAATAATACCAAATGATAATACTGTTCCTCAGAATACTGAGGGCACTGAAATTCTCTCCACATCTGTCCAGCAGTCAGCTGCTGGAAACATTATGCGTTTTACTTTTATAGGTTCGGCTTCAATTACAAGAACGGGTTCGGCGGGCGCAGAATATGATGGTTTGGTAACTCTATTTACAGACCTTAGTTCGGATGCGGTTCAAGCAGGTGTGTGTAACGGTTGGCTTGCTACAATAGGTGTTTACAGTCGCGCTCAGACAATAGGTTTTATACATGAAATGAGCTTTGGTGACACAGCCGCACACACCGTTTCTGTTCGCGCAGGACCAGGAATTTCCAGCAGTTCAATGCGATTTAATTATCAGATTAGCGGAGCTTTATTTGGCGGAGCAATGTCCGCAGTTCTTATTATTGAGGAGATAGAGCCATGAACGTAAACGGAATGACAGTACTGTCTGCGCAATACGCGAACGAAGGTAAGACGGAAATATGCCTTTTTACAAAAGAAAAAGGGGCCGTTATTTTATCCAGCGTTGACGAAGGAACTTGGAAGAAGCTTTTATCTTCTGAGGTTGAAATTGCGGATATGGCTGTTTTTATTACATCCGATAAAGAAATCGCTCTCCAAAAACTCAACCAATCCGACAAAGACATGGCACGTGTTGCCGAGGACATTATCGGCGTGTTGATTGCTAAAGGCATCCTGAGCGAAAGCGACTTTCCAGATACGGTTAAGGAAAAGCTGGCGCAACGTAAGGCCCTAAGAGACGCATTAACATGATCTCCCTAGACTACAGCACCAATACTCTAAAAGAATGGGATGGCGCAGAATGATTTATATTTTGATCGTGGTTTACATGGCTGTAACAGGCCGCATGTCAGGTGGTGGCCTTGGCGCACACCTGCTGAATAAGCGCGGCACCGTAGGTCCAGATGGCAAAGACCTCGGCGGGATTGCACCGTTTAATCTGACGTGGTTGCCAGAGGTGTTGTTCTCTTTGCCTTTCGGGTGGGTGCTTTCGACTATCGTAGGGCCTTGGGGCTGGCTGGCTGCGGTGTGGTCGTACGTCTGTATGCAAACATCTACAGAGCCGGGTTTTAATATCAACTACAAAGAAAACAAAACGCTCATCCCCTATGTGAACGCGATAGCAAAAGTTCTCGGTATCAAACCGCATACACTAAATTACATGCGTCTCTGGAACGCCGTTAAAGGTTTCCTGATCGGTCTGCCGGTTGGCGGCGTTGTTCTCGCTGCGCTGTGGCCGCTTGGATATGAGATAGGCCGCCGCGTCAAACGCCACGAGGTTTCCGAGCTATTGTCAGGTGCAGGAGCTGGAATCTCTATCTGTATTATAGTAGCTTTAAGTGGTTAAAGGGGAATAAGGCAATGAACTTTGAAAAGGTACAGGAACATGCCAAGCAAGCAGGGGATGTATTGAATCAGCCAAAGGTAGGGGTACCTGTAACTGGGTTTTTTGCCATTCTTGGAAATCTTTCTCCAGAGCAGTGGCTTACATATCTATCGATTTGTGCCGTTGTTGGCCAGCTCATCATATCATCCCCAAAGATTTACCAAGTCGTGAAGGGTTGGGTTATCTGTATCGGGGATGCCATTAAAAAAGCACTGAAATGGTTAAAACAGCAATGAAAAATACCTTAGCAGCTCGCGGTCTAGCCGCATTTATCGCTTTGTCTGGCATGATCGGCGCTCCAATGACCATGCACAGTGAGGGGATGGAGCTGGCACCTTATTATGACGGTGTTGGTGTCCGGACATGGTGCGCCGGTGAAACAGAGGTCGGCGGCGACAAGGACAGCTATACCTATGAGGAGTGCGGTTTACTGTTTCACATGCGTTACGGGTATTATTCCATGCGGGTGGCCGCGATGTATAACGATGTCGCAAAGAAGGTTGTTACCCCTGAGATACATGCCGCCTTTACCGATATGGCATATAATGTCGGACTTGGTGCTGTTGGAAGTTCAAGCATGATGCGCCATATCAATGCTTCTCGCCCGACACAGGCCTGCAATGCTATACTGCTTTATAAATATGCTGGCGGGCATGATTGTTCCGCTCCGGGCAACAAGGTCTGCGCCGGTGTATGGGGGCGAAGGCTTGAAATGAACAAGCTCTGCCTTTCAGGAATCTGACGATATAATGGGGATATAAGCACCACATGGCACCTCTTACAAAGATTCTGTCCATCGCTTTGGCTGTATGTATCGCCGTTTTGTTGCTTTTCTTTGGGCTCTGGCGGTACGAGTCGAAAAGCCATTCCGTGACGAAAGACAGGCTGGAAACGGCGATACAAACCATTTCGGTGCATGAGAAAAACACCGAGATTTCTGAAAGGGCAAGTAATGAATATCAAGCCAATATTGATCGCCTCAACGCTGATATTAAGCGCCTGCGGGCACGACCCGCAAAGTGCATCACCTTTACCCCCTCGTCCGGCGTTTATAATGAAAAAGGACAACGGGCAGGACATGGTTCAGAAGATGGAGAAAGCGTTGGAATCCGGTCAGACTGGCTCTATGATTACGCCATAGAGGCGGAAAAGATCAGGATAGAGCGCAATGGCTGCAAGGACTTCGTAAACAAGGTATGGGATTCTAGGAAATGACATCAGCTCGGACATCTGTTCAGGACTTCGCCACGGCAAATCCGGTGTATGCCAATGCTACTGTTACCGCTCATACCGTGGTTGATGGTGCCAAAACATCGGTAAAGGCCAATCTCTATGCCGCGCTGTCGGGGTCAACCCTGTTGGCCAATCCGCAGACACTGGACTCCTTCGGGAAATTTAAACAGCCCGTTTACATAGACAGCGGCGTTATTCTAACGGTAACAGGCCTCAAGAACACCCCAGATCACGATACTGGCATCGTTGCCGTGGAGCGGGTCATTTCGGGTTCCGGAGACCCAGAGGGTAGCGTTACCGCTGCTGTGGGCACTCTGTACCTGAGAACGGATGGCGGTACCTCTACGACACTATACGTGAAAGAATCAGGCTCGGGCAACACTGGATGGGTGGCAAAATAGTATGACAAAACGTATCGCAGAATTTGATTTGTGGAGACCCGGATACGGCGGGTCCGTGGTGGATATTTTCATCGCGGGTACGTCCACTCCGGCCTCGGTTTTTCTTGACGAAGCCCTGAGCATTGCGGCTGATAACCCGCAGACGCTGGATGCAATGACTGCCGAGGGCGGGGTCAGGTATGGCAAGTTTGTCGCACCACTTTATACAGCACAGCCCTATTACCTATCCATAAATGGTATCGAAAATACCGGCATCCAAAGACAGTCATTTTCCTCTCTAGATGGAGAAAATGCCTCAGCCGCAACTGTTATGGCACCGAACTCCGCTTATGCCGTAACGCTGGCCGCGCTGGCGGGCAGACAAGTCAATGTGGCAAACTTCGGTGCTTTTGTTGAAGGCGGCGGTGGTGTTGCCGCTACAAATACCGCAACGATTGAGCTTGCCATTGCCGCTCTATCCGATGGCGGTTTTGTATCTATTCCGGCAGGCCTATACAAAGTGAACTCGTTCGATATTCCGGTTGGTGTTGTCCTTGTCGGTCAAGGCATCGATGCGACCGTTCTTGAATCAATCGTTGGTGCGGCATCTTTCACCATTGTTGGCGATAATGCGGGCTTCAAGGATTTGACGCTTGATGGCAACTCTTTATCCACGGATTCAGTTGGCGTAAAGGCAGAGGCCAAGAACGGCATCGTATTTGAGAACGTAAAAATCACCAGATTTGAAACCGGCATGTACCTTTATGGTGGTACTGGATTTTCTTGGTATGACCTTTCCATCGTGAATGTCGAAACCGCAGCAAAGCTATACGGCGAAGATGCCGTTTTCCAAGACATGATTTGGTGTGGTGGTCTTGTATCAACCGCGACAACGGCAGGCGTTGACCTTTCATACGAGGATAACCAGTGCCAGAACATTACCTTTATTGGTGTCGGCTTCGAGGATTGTCCAGAATTTTCCGTGAATATTAACGGTGCCCAGAACGTGAAGTTCTGCGGTTGCTGGTGGGATGGCAACACGAAAAACGTAAATATTCAGGACGATACAGATGTTCTCACCCCATCCACTGAACAGGAAAACGATACGATTATTGTCCAGTTCACGGGCGGCAGGATGAACGGTGGCACCTTTGTGGCCACCGGTACTTGTCAGGACGTAGTCCTTAAAGAGGTCAGCCTTACCGATGTAGCGTTCACGATGTCAACACCGATTGACAACTTCATCGTTCTCGAAAACTGCTATGAGGATGGTGTGACGCTTGCAGGTGAAACCGGAAAACTTGTTCGGGCGACGACATCACGTAACGGCGCTTCTTTTGGTCTGACCACAACGGCCACGGCAACAAAAGCATGGTCTATTCCACTTCTGCCCGGACAGCAGGTTTATCTTGAGGCAAAGGTGATCGGTAAAGGCCGTAACGTGGCGCAACGTGCAATTTACCATGTCGGATGTGGTGCATATCGTGCGGGTTCCGCACTTGACTATGACACACAAACAGCAAACTTCACCGCTGGAGCCGTATTGAGCGGGCAAAGCAGTGGGGCCACGGCAAGAATCCAAGCAGATTCGGATAGCGGTACCACGGGTACGCTTACTCTGACAGACATTCGTGGAGAATTTATCGACAACGAAATCATCACAGATGATAACGGAACTCCGGGCAGTGCTACGGTCAACGGTGTTCTGACCCCTGCGAACGCTTCTCTTGATACTGTTGGAAATGTCAACCTTCGTTCGGTCTATGAAACAAACGCTGCTTGGGCAGCGGTATTTACCGCAAATGGGCCAGATATTGAATTTACCGTGACAGGTGCGGCAAGCCAGACCGTTGAATGGACTGTTCATGTAGATGTGGTGAGTACATAGATATGCCAAATTGGGTAGATGTTCCGCTGAACAGAAAGCTTTTCAAAAACGTAGATGAGCAGGCGTTGACATCGACCTATGCGGCACTGGAAAACTGTTTTGTTACAGAAAGTAATGGTCTTTCACGTTTCCCCGGATTGAAAGATTTCTGCGATCTTGAAAGTGATAGCGACATCCATTTGTCACGATACAATAATGACCTTATCGCAGTCGGTGAGGATGGACAGACATTTCGGGTAAATACTGAAGCCGAGGCCACCAAAATACCGGGCACTCCTGTTTCCGGTGGTGAACGCACATCTTTTGCAAGAACCAGAGATGGTCTTATGATGGCAGCCGGTGCCCAGATCATTAAGTTTGATGGTAAAGAAAACAAGGTTTTATCCAAGGATGCGCCGCTATCATCCTTTGTTGGCTACCTTGATGGCTATGTTCTTGCCGTTGAAAAAGAGTCAGGCAGGTTTCAAAACAGCAAGGTAAACGATTTCGGTACATGGGATCCTATTGATACCTTCGCCGTTGACGGTTCACCAGACAATATCAATGCCATGCTCATTACACCGTTCAACGAGATTCTCTTGTCTGGCGAAGAAAGCCTTGAGCAATATGAGCGGTATGTCGGCTCCGATGTGCCATTCTTTCGCCGTTGGGCAGTTGGTGATGGGATTTCGGAATCCGGAACGCTGTGTTTTGCCGATAATGCGGCATGGGGCCTGAATAGCCGCAGAGAGTTCGTCAGACTATCCGGCCAGACCACACAATCCGTTTCTGATGATATACAGCGCGATGTCGAGCAACGCTACAGCATGGCCAATCTCGGATCACTGAACAAGGCTTGGGCGCTGCCGTGCTACGTCAAGGGGCAGAAATTTATTATATTCCAGTCTCCCGAAGCTGATAACAGCTATGGAACAAAGGGTTTCACAGGGGTTTTCGATATTCGGCGCGGGCAGTGGTTTGAACTGTTTGGGTGGGATGCCGACAACGGTATCCCCGCACTTTGGCCGGGCAGGTCTGTATTCAGCTTGTGGGGGAAAACCTTTGTCGGCGGGCAGGGAAAGATATACGAGCTTGATTCCAATACCTATACCAATGGCGGCGTGGTGCAGCGGGCGTACTGCCGTAGTGCCCACTTCGATACCGGTGGTACGATGCGTGTTGATGGGGTCAAGATCACGCTCCGCCGTGGTGTGGGTACCTACGAATATGCCCCAAAAATCATGTTCAGGGCAAATCCGGACAACCGTGGCTGGGGTCTTTGGCAAAACCGCGATCTCGGCAAGACAGGGGCAGACATGCTTTTTCTGGAGTTTGGCGCTCAGGGTACAGCAGATACATGGCAGTTCGAGATATTTATGACAGATAACGCTCCGTTCGAGTTGCGCCGTATGCAGCTCGATGTTGCCAAAGTAGTGAGGTAATCGGGAAAATGGCCGCACCAATTCCAAGAACGCTTGAAGCACCACCACGTACAACGGGGAATCCGCAGAGAGACCTGCCAATCCTGATCGACTGGTTTTACCGTGCATGGCAGGTCGTACAGCAGTCGATTAACTACATCAACTCTCAGGTCAACAATCCAGATTTCAGTGTTGCCGATCTCCCAGATCCGACAAACACCACTCTGGCCAATGCACAACAGACCGCAAATGATGCCTATAACTTGGCCAATACGGCAATAAATCGCCTCAACGGATTTGTATCCGGAACATTCACAATCTCAGATACCGATGTTGGTGTTGAACTGGTATTTTCTACACCACAACTCGATACTGATTATAGAGTTATCATACAGCCCGTAAGCTTCACCGGAACTCCGGTGGACAACGCCTTTATCGTAAAGACAAAGACCTACGCAACGGATAAATTTACTGTTATAATGTTGGCAGCGCCCGATACAAGCAACAGCGTTACCTACGAATGGCAACTCATACGAAATAGCTAGAGGGCAAGAAATGATGTCAGAAAACGAATTTTACGAACTACAGGGTGATGCTTATCGCGGTTCAAAATATGCGAATTTTGCTGGTGGTGGTGTAACCCCGCAGGGCAACGTATCCAGCGCGGTAACTGAAAACAACGCCAATCTTGTCGGAACATCGGCTGATGCTGCCGATGCCGCACCAACTCCGGTTTCAGAGGGTCTGACCGCTGAACTGCCCAGCACAAGCGATCTGGTTATTGGCGGTGCCCTTCCCTATGCAGGTAAAGCGGTCGGTGAGGCCGCTGGAGCCGCTATTGGTGCAGGTGCAGACTTCGGTACAGCTATTGGTGAAGGTATATCAAATCTTGCCGGTAAGGTCAGCGGTGGCCTCATCGGGACAACTGGGGCAGGGTCAACAGCAACAAATGCTGCCTTGAAAGGTCTTGGCGGTCAGTTCGGGCCAGCTACATCGGCTCAGGTCACAAATGCTGCTGGCGGTGCAGCCAGTAAGCTTGGAAGTTCTATTAACTTTGGTGGAGCTGCTGGTGCAGGTATTGCTGCCGCAGCCACTACATTACTCACAGGGGGAAATTTAAAGGATGCAGCAAAATCCGGAGTTGGTACGGCTGTTGGTACAGCTATTGGTTCTGCTTTTGGCCCCATTGGCGGTTTTGTTGGTGGTACAATTGGTGGTATGCTGGGCGGTCGCGTGATCTGTACGCAGCTTGTACGTGATGGCCTGCTGGAAAAATCCGACCAGTTGCTTGATATGGAATTTACATTCAGGGCGCTATCACATATCCATGTCCGTGGTTACTTGTTCTGGGGCAAGCCGTGGGTTCGCCACATGAGAAAGAGCGAGCGGGCGCGGCGCTACACCTTGGCAGTTGTGAAATGGCGACTTGATGAGATCAAATACCAGATGGGTCTGCGCGACAAGCCGGATTATCGGGGTAAAATTGTTCGCTTTATTGGCGAAAACGCTTGCTTTATAATCGGCCTTTTCCTGAAAGATACAAAGGAAACGGTCATTTACAGAAAGGATAACGAAAATGCAAGGTATGCAGAATAATCAGAACATGGCTCCACAACAAGCTGGCGGGGCGGCACCGAACATGAGCGTGGGCTCTCCGGAACCGTCCGGACTGAGGCCAGTGTCCGAAATCGGTTTTAACCAAGATGTTCAAAACATCGTTTTGAGCCGTATCCAGACAATGACACCGGAAGAAGAAGCCGTTCTTGATGCGGTAATAACGCCTCAAACAATAGGGGTTTTTGTTAAAATTCTTCCAGAACTTAAACCGCTGTTTGACATGATGGGTGCAGGCGGGCCACCGCAAAATATCACCGCACCAGCTGGGCCACCTCAGGCAGTACCCGGAGGTCCATCTGGGCCTTCTTCTGGCCTCATGGGTGGCGGGTTTACTGGTTAACTTTGGTTGATTTGGAGTTGCTGACATGAGCTTTTGGAGCTTCATAAAAGACGTTATGCCAACGGCCATGAAAGCGGGCTCTATCATCTATGGTGCCAGTCAAGAAGCCAAGGCCACGAAGCAGGCCGCACAGCAACTCCAGTCAGGAAATACCGCAGCCACACAGGTCGCTCAGGAAAGCCGTGCAGCGGCCAGCCCGGGGCTTCTGGCCACACAAGAAATCATCGCACGGGGCGGCAAGCTAAATCCAGTTCAGGAAGCCGCCGTTCAGGACTCCCGCGCACAGGCCCTGAACGCTCTCAAGGGCTCATCGTTACGCGGTTCGGCTCGGGCGACAAGTGCTGTTGTGAGTGATACCGACAGGCGTGTACGGGATAACCTTGCAGCACAAAATCAGGCCCGTGCGGATTCCGCTGCCGGTGGCCTCACCCAGCAATATTTCAATACCGGCAACACGGTATCCCAAGGCCTTATGAATACTGGTGAGATTGATGCCAGCAGTACCTTGGGGCAGTCAAAGGTGCGCGGGCAGGCCATCGGTGATATTGGGGCTATTATCGCTGATAGCCTCAAGGGAGACTTGGCCAAGAAGCGTGATTCCAGTTACGAGAGGGTTGAATGAACCAGAATCTTCTAAACCAGATCGCTGCACCAACAAATACCGTTGCCAATGCATTTGAGGCGCGTACCAATCAGCTCGATCAGCAACGTAAAGATGAAGCCGCTGTTCAGAGACAGCGTGACAACGACATGTTGAAGGTGTTCGAGTTTGCCGGTGATGGTATGACAGAAGAAGCCAAGATTTATGCCAAAACAAAGGGTATCGAGGTTCCGGAACAAATCTATCAAAATTCTGATTTCGCCAAAGGTCTGACCTTGGCTGGAAAGCTGTATGGCAGTGACCCCGTTGCGGCACAGAAGTTCACAACGGCTTGGTCGGCCAATCCAACAGGTGATTTCCAGACACGCCTGCAAGCCGCACAGGCCGCTGCCGGTGTTCCGATTGATCCGGCTGACCGTGATTATCAGCGCAAAATCCAGTTCGAGATGTGGAAGATCAACAACCTTCCGAAAAAGGCAGGTGCTGCCGGATTTAGCCTCAGCCCGGGGCAGACACGTTACGATCAGAGCGGAAATGTGATCGCTCAGGCCGAACAAAGAGATGGCTCGTACGAAGCCTACCAGAAGGCGTATAACGCCACGCTTGGCGGCATGGGAGATGTAAACGAGGCGCATGAGGCCGGGTTGAAGGCTGCTGAGCAGTATAAGATGTTCAAGCAGCAAGGAGGAGGCCAGACCGGTGGTGTAAGCCCCGGACTGATGATGCCGCCCCAAGGTGCAGGAACCCCTGTAAATACAGGCGGCGCTGGCGGGCAAGTCGCTTCGCCGCAACGCACCACGGCACCCCCGATACAGACTCAGCCACCCCCTAGCGGATTACCCGCTGGTAGTGTTATGATTGGTACTGCGAATGGCAGACCTGTATATCAAGCACCAAATGGGGAAAGATTCATAGACGATGGCAATCCGTAGATTAGGCGATCAGGAAGAAGTTGTTCTCGACCAGAAACAGGCACCTGCTGTTTCAACAAATCAGCCCGCCAGCACCCTGAGAAAGCTTGCCCCCGGCGAGGAAATAACGCTCGATTCTGAACGGTCGGAGCTTACGCCCCGTGCGACATCACCGATTTATTATCCCAAAGCCGAGGAAGATCCGTCACTTCTGGGTCACTTAAAGGCCGGTGCCGTTGATGCTGGACGTAGATTTTATGGGATGCAGGCGAATGTTCTCGACACCTTGGCCCAAAAGGCTGATAGGGCAGAATATGCTGCACAGAAGGCATATTACGACATCTTTGGCTACCCTGAGCCCGACCCAAATGCTGTTGATACGCTTTCCGTTCCGGAGGGTAATGTCGTTTCAGAAGGCCTTCGCCAGACCGCAGATGAAATTTTCCGCAAAGAACGCAATCTCGCCGGTATCAATCAGGCCGCAAATGTTGTCGATACCGTTGAATGGGATGAAATAAACCCGTTTGAGCAGGAAATATCTGACATTGAGCCCGGCAAGGTTGGTCGTTTCGTTCTAGAGCAGGGGGCGAGAAGCCTGCCAGAAATGGCCATTGCCTTTGTTCCTGTCACTGGATTACCATCCATAACGGCAACAACGGCGCAAAACATTCTTGAAGAAAGACAGATCAATCAAGGCCGCTCCGCTACTGACCTTCCAGCAAGTGAAGATATGTCAACGGCTCTGGCAACGGGTGTCGTTTCTGCCGGTCTTGAGCGTCTCGGGGTTCTTGGTGATGTCGCCAGCGACTTTGGTGGTACTGCGGCGCGGGTATCCAGTGCTTCTCAGCTTCCGACCGCGATGCTGAAATCAGGTGCGGGCGAGGCCGCAACGGAATTTGTTCAAGAAGGTACGGAATATGTCGGTTCCACGCTGGGCACAGACAAAGAAGTGACCGGCAGGGAGTTCGTTGAGTCCGGTATGCAGGGTTCACTGGTCGGCGGGCCGACTGGTGCGGCGGTGCGCGGCGGTACAGAAGCCGTTGGCCTATTGGGCAGTAAATCAGGTGCAGAGATCATAGATGATGGGCAGAGCCAGCAAAATATGGGCTCAGAACAGGCTGGGCCAGATGGTGCTGCGGAAACCGTTCAGACCGAGCCCGCCGCCGCTCCAGAGCAGGCACAGGAAGCTATGGTTCAGGAAAATCAGCGCATAGCCGCTCAGGTCGATGCGCCGGTCGGCAGAGATGATCTGGCCGAAGCCATTGCAAATAATACCCCGCTGCCGGAGAAAAGAACGATTGATCTGCCCGATGTTCCAATAGCACCTGAATTGCAGGCGCAAGGCTTCCAAGTCGGTGGCCAAGCCCAGCAGGTCAACGAGGATGGAGAAGTTATCGAGGGCACCGTTGCGTCTGCCGAGATGATTGATGGCGAGCTTGAAGTCACCGTGGTTGACCCTGCGGGCAATCTCCGCACCCTGTTTGCCGGTGATGGGCAGATCGCCGCCGTACCGCTGACCCCGCCTGCCGCCGCTGTGGCTTTACCCAATCAGCAAGCGGTAGTCACGGATCAGACATTGCAATCCAAGGCAAACAGCATAGACGATCTAAGGGATGGCCTTGGCAGCATAGGTAGCGCTATCGGTGATAGTTTTGTGCAAGGTTTTTACGATACCTTGTCTGGTGGCCCAAATAAATCATCTGCCTTTCGAAATGAGCGTCAGTTTAAAGCTGCACAAGAGGCATTTAAGCGCGGTGAAATCCGCGATGCCCAAGACCTGCGCCGTTTCCTCGAAACGGGCTCCAGCGGCTTTGTTCCGGCCAAGCCAGCGCCTGCAAAGGCGAAACCGGAGAACCCGTACACCGCGATGGGGATTGATGATCTTAAAAGCTCTATGGAATATATTAAAAATCAGGTGAAAGGCGGTGGCGGCTGGAACAAGATGCTGACCGACAACAACCGCAAAATCCGCGCCGAGCTGGACAGCCGCTTCCCCGGATGGGATACCCCTGAAAAGGTCGAGGCCGCCGCTCAGGAAGCCCTGCCGGAACCGACAGAAGCGCAAAAAGAGGCCGGTAACTATAAGAAAGGCCATGTGTCCATTCAGGGGCTTCCGGTGTCTATCGAGATCGCCAAGGGCGGAAAACGCCGCGGTAAATCCGGTGATGGTACGGAATGGGAAACCGACATGCCCGCACATTACGGCTATATCAAGCGCACCAAGGGTGCCGATGGTGAGCAGGTCGATGTTTATGTTGGTGATAACCCAGAGGCTGAGAATGTCTATGTGGTCGATCAAATATACAGCGGCGGTGCCTTTGATGAACATAAGGCCATGATTGGCTTCCCATCTCAGGAGGCCGCTACGGCAGCATATCAGGCCGCTTTCAGCGATGGTAGCGGGGCGGGCCGGATGGGTGCCGTAACTGCTATGCCGATGGCCGAGTTCAAGAATTGGCTCAAGACAGGCAATAACAGAAAGCCCGTTGCCTATAAAATGCCTGATTTTGAACCAGCCGGTGATGCCCTTGCCCGCCGCGTTGTCGGGAGCGTATTCGATACCCTGAATAACGACCAGCAGAGCGATGTGGTCAGAATGGTTATACATGCCCGCGATACCCAGAAAGCGGGCAGTATTGACATGCTTGCCATGCGTATCGTTCAGTCCCTCAATCTGGCCAGCCAGTTAAAGGATATGGGCGATGGGGCACGTATTGGAAATATGGTCACAAGAGCCCTGAACATCAGCAGAAAGTTCTCAAACCTGCTGTCAAAGGACAGAGCGGCGAAGCCGACAGAGAGCCTGAAAAAGGCCATGGACAAGCTTTTTGAGGAGGTCGAAGCAGCGGATGCCTATATCAAGAAAAACACTGAAAAACCTGCACAAGATGAATCGCCGGCAGAACCGAAAACAGTTGCCGAAGAACCAGAACCACGCGCTACCGCGCCGGATACCGCACAGCAAGATAGCCGTTCTGTAGATCAGGGACAAGAGAATACCCAGCCCGCGCAGACGCAACAGGAAGTTGTCACGAAGCCGGAACCAGAACCTTCACCGGCAGCGGAGGGGCAGGACGCTCCTCTGGCCGACCAGAGTAAAAAAGAATCAGTCCGTCAAAAAATAGAGCTTTATCCCTACGAAGAAGGAAAAATGTCTCCATCCGTAAAGGTAATGAATGAATCCATATCATTCGTTAATTCATTGACTGACGAGCAATATAAGTTTGTCGAAGAAATACTTGGAATGAACCCGAGAAATTTTATAGGGACACATAATGCTGAGCAAACCCTTAGAAATTTAAAAGAGATTGTTGATGAACACACCAAAAGAACCAAAACTTTTGTTCATAACGGCGTAACCATATATCCGACAACCATAAACGGTAAAAATTATTGGGCAGTTCAACAGCCGGGTAACGCAGAAAAAGGTAGCGTTATGGGAGACACCCTTCACGAAATCCGTGAAGATGCTATCGAGCAGGCCGAACGTGACATCTCTCGCCGCAAAAATGATGCAGAGCGCGAAAGGGAATTGCAGGCTGAAAAAGAAAAAGAGCAGGCTCGCAAAGATAAAAACCGTGGAAAATCTATCACGGAACGCAGAGCCGATGCAGTTCTCGATAAAGCCCACAACTTCAACAATAAATCCGTTGCGGGCATGGGAAATACCCGCCGTGAGGTAATCCAATCAGCAATTGAGAAAGGCTGGCGCTTTGAAGAAGAAGCAGTAACTGATACCGCCGCAAAGAAGCGAGATCAGGATAAGATAGATCGTGCCCAAAAATCTGGATACATACTTGGCCTTAGCAACGAAAACATCCCAGCCGTAAAGGAAGCTCTGGAGGCGCGGGCACGTCTGAAAGATAATAAATACAGCAAGCCTGAATATGTGATGTATGTTGGCGACACAGACACATCATTTACCATTTCAAAGACAGAATATGATTATGCACAGTCTTTGACTTCACATCAGGCAGACACAACTCCGAAAGATCAGGGACAGGACGATGCCGTTCCGGAAGGTCTGAAAAAGACATTTGAAATGCTTGATGAGGCCATATCTGAAAAGAGTGCCGCTGGCCTGCGAACGCTGCTTGGCAATCTCGAAAACAAGCGCACCCGCGCCAGATTTGAGGAAAAGACCGGTATCAAGCTGCCAAAGACCAAAGCTGGTACTTTGAAGGCAATCGATGATTTTGCAGGTGTATCTCAAGAGCAAAGAGAGTCTATCGATTCAACAAGAAGTGACGATCAGAAAAAATCCGGGACCCAGCGCGAGCTGATACGACTTGGAAAGCGTTTGAGTGTCGGACTCATCAAAGATGCTGATGGAATCGAACGTACACCAAAAGAATGGGTCGATAAGGCAATTAAAGATGGATATGACAACATCATACGTTCTGTTATAAACGGAAAAACAAAATATGCTTTGGTCAACGGAAAAGGTTCTGGTTACGAACTTGGAAAAATCAGAATTAAAAAACTAAACGGATTGGCTACTGAAATACGCCAGTACGTTCTTGCCGTTACTGGAAAGGATGTAATAGAAGCTGCTGACTTCAATGCAAAGATAAAGACCGTTCAGGAAGAAAAAAAACCTCAGCCTAAAAATACTTCTACCGCAGAACAAGATGAAAAAATTGAGGATTTCGGAGAAAAGCTGGAAGGTGCAAAAAAAGACCTCTGGAAGGATTACAAAAAATCTTTCAGTGATGAGTTGCCGACCGACCTTTCTGAAATAACGCTGGCGAAACACTTCCCGGAACCAGACTATGCCAAGCTGATTGCCGATGGTGCCGAAGTGCGCGATCTGGCCGCTGTGAAGGCCATGCGGGATATTATCCCGCCGAAGCCGAGAAAGTCTTGGAAGCTTAAATCTTGGGCTGGTCAGGTTTCCTCATTGCGCGAGTTCACGGACGATATTTTGAATGGCCGCACCGAGGCCGATACCGTTGTAAAAATGATGCGCGAAACCAGCAGCGGGTTGGCGAAAATAGCCGACAACATAGATTTATATACCGAGCTGGGTTATCCGGCTTTCACGAAGGCGAAGGACTGGTCTGTGGGGTACGCTTCATATTCTATGTATGATGGCAAGAGGTACGACCCGCCAAAGAATATGTGGAGCCTGTCAAAAGGCCGATCATTTGGCCGTGCCTTTGATACCCGCGAGGAGGCCGTGAACAGCCTGCGCGGTACCCTGACTGCCGAGATCGAGGCGGGGCCGCAGAAAAGAAAAGTCACGCTTGATCTATTCAAGGATAACCGTACCGGTGATTTCTTCATCGGTAAGAAGATTGCCGCTGGGAAGATCATCCGTCTTAAAGAGGGCTTTAATTCCTCCAAAGAGGCGCGTGAGTACATGAAGGAAAACGAGAACGATCTGGTAGAGGATTTGGAAAAGCGCCGTAAAACCCGTTCGGAACGCAGGGAGTCGAATAATCCCCGTGTCGGACAGGATTACCGTGGTGCCGAAGATGCTACCCCAGAAAAGTTTGCCGCAGAGTTCGGATTCAGGGGTGTCCAGTTCGGGAACTATGTCGAGCAAGGCCGCCGCGCAATGGATTTGAACGATGCCTATGATGCGCTCATGGATATGTCTGCCATTGTCGGTATCCCTTCCCGTGCCGTATCCCTGAACGGAACGCTTGGTCTGGCCTTTGGTGCGCGTGGTTCTGGTGGCATAAACCCAGCTGCGGCACATTATGAGTCGGACAATATCGTTATCAATATGACCAAAGCATCAGGCGCAGGCAGTCTTGGTCACGAATGGTTTCATGCCATGGATCACTATTTTGGCAGCAAAAAGGGCGGTCTCTATCTGACAGAAAATTACAAGTATTCCCCTGAGCTGCGCAAAGAAATATCCGAAGCCTTTGAGGGTGTCGTTTCTGCCATAGACAAAACCGGCATGGAGAAACGGTCAAAAGAGATCGATAAGACCAGATCAAAGGATTACTGGTCAACGGTACGGGAAATGGGTGCGCGGGCGTTTGAGGCGTACCTTGTCCATAAGGCCGATGTTAAAAAAGAGTCGAACGACTATCTGGCCAACATTCTGGGCGAGGAGTCTTGGAATATCCTGTACGGCGAAAACCAGAACACATCGACATATCCGTATCCGACCAAGGCGGAGATGGAGAAATACATCGCGCCTGCTTTCGACAAGCTGTTTGAAACCATACAGACCGAAGAAACCGGCGATGGTGTTGCCATGTTCAGTCTTGGAAATGGCGCGGCGCAGCGTTTGCAGTCCAGTCTTATCAAGGCCGCAGATGGTCTAAAACAGGCCAAGGCCACCGGCGATCAGTACCTTGCCATGCTGCGTAAAACCGCAGGGGTCAAAGAGGAAGAAATTGCTTGGACAGGTCTGGATGATTTCCTTGCCGGTCGTAAAGGTGTCACCAAAAAAGAGGTTGTTGACTATCTCAACGACAATCAGGTTCAGGTCAATGAAGTGGTTCTTGGTCAAACAGACGATAATATCTATGGAATCCGTGACCCCAATACTGATGAAATAATTGAAACCGCAACCTCTCGTCCAGAAGCCGAGCGCCGCCGTGATGCTCTTGAAGAAGAATTGGACAGAACGCTTTATGTGGAGGCTGTTTCTGGAACGGATGAACTGTCCGGTGAACAGGTAAGCGGTGAAACAAAATTCTCCAAATACACCCTTCCGGGCGGTGAGAACTACCGTGAGGTTTTGTTTACGCTTCCGACAGAAAATTACGACAACATACAGGAACAACTTGGAGATTTTGAAAAATACCCTGCGGGCAGTCCAGAACGGGCGAAACTTCGTTCTAAGCAGGAGCAAGTACCGGACAGTTTCAAATCCTCCCACTTCGATCAGCCCAACATCATCGCCCATGTGCGCCTAAACGACCGAACCGATGCGGATGGAAATCGCGTCCTGTTCATCGAGGAGATTCAATCCGACTGGCATCAGGCTGGGCGTAAGAAGGGGTATAAAAACGATACTACCGTTGACACGTCAGGATGGACGGCTGAAAAGACATACGATAATGGTGTCCGTATATGGATTATTAAAGATGCGAATGGGAATAAAGTACACTCGTACAATTTCTCCGATCAATCGCCTGAACAGGTTATAGAAAGAGCAGCTGAGGTTAAGCGCGGTCGAGAAAATATTACAGCCGTACCCGACGCGCCATTCAAAAAATCATGGCACGAGATGGCCTTCCGGCGCGTGGCACAGATGGCCGCGCAGGGCGGGTATGATCGCGTGGCATGGACACCGGGGCAGATTCAAAACGACAGATATGATCTAAGCCATCAGGTCAGTGAAATAAACGTGTTCAACCATGGCGATGGTAAGAAATGGGATATAAGTGCCCGCACCAAAGGTGGAAACAGACTCAAGGATATTGCAACGGATATTCCGGCAGAAAAGCTTTCTGACTATATCGGCAAGGAGCTTGCAGAAAGAGCCGTAAAAGAGAAAACAGATCGTGGCTGGAAAAACTTTTCCGGTGTTGACCTGAAAGTCGGCGGCGAAGGCATGAAGGGTTTTTACGACAATATTCTTGTCAAATACGCCAACAAGTTCGGTAAGAAATATGGTTCTTCTTCCAGTACGGTTTTTCTAGAAAATCGTGGTGGAATCAGTGGCGAAGAAATCATGCGCTCAATGGGTAGAAATCCTGACGATTGGTCTGGATTCACACAGCCCGAGCGTGACGATATGATGCGTAGTTATAGAAAAAATGGGATTAAGGTTTGGGGATTACAGATCACGGACGATATGCGCCGGTCGGCAGATGCCGGATTTGAGCTTTTCAGCCGCACCGGAGCCGTTGTTTCGCAGGAGCGCACCGCAGAGGCCATAAAACAGATCGAGGATGCCCTGAACGACCGTATGCGCACCTACGGCTATTCCACGGCAGATGTACGCCTGTTCAATGACGCACGGGAAACTGGTATCCCCGGAGTGCCGGACGATGTGCAGGGTGCATACTATCGCGGAATTATCCATATCTCTTTAAACGCCAAAGACCCGCTTGCGGTTCTTGACCACGAGGCTATCCACGATCTCCGCGCCGCAGGAGCCTTCACAGAGGCAGAATGGCGGCTTCTGGAGGCCAAGGCACCCCAATGGCGGGATAAGTACGGAATAGATGCTCTGGACAGTTATGGAGGTCTGGGGCTATCCGAAACACGCCTTAACGAGGAGGCCATTGCCCATGCGTTTCAAGACGCTGAGGTAAGCGGCCCTGTCCGGCGCATTGCCAACCGTGTGCTGCGCTTCCTGAGAGAGATAAAAGCCTTCCTGACCGGAAACCCGTACCAGTTCAATTCGGTGGAGGAGATTTTCGATGCGGTGCGGCGTGGCGAGATTTCAAAGCGGAAGGATACGAAGCGTAGCACAGAAACCGATGAGATCACTTCTTCCACAGAAGGCATTAAAACCAATACTGACGCTTTCAAAAAGTGGTTCGGTGATTCAAAGGTTGTCGATAAGAACGGCAAGCCATTGGTGGTTTATCATGGGACTGGATATGATCTTAAAACTATCAAGCAGGTCAACACTAAAGCCAGCTTGAATGAGGGTATCTATTTTACTGACAGCCCTGTCACGGCATCCGCTTACGCCTATAGCGACAATGATATTCGGACACTAAAGGATAATAGGCCTATATTAAAGCGCATGATGTCCGGAAAGGTCGCCCCCAATGTTTATCCTGTATATCTTTCCATCAAGAATCCTTACATAGATAATGGTTCGCCAACTCCAAGCCAGCGGAGTCTTAAAAAGCAGGGATATGACGGTATCATTAGGGAACGCGGTGGTGGTGAGACACACTATGTAGCCTTCGAGCCAACCCAGATAAAATCCGTTTTCAATCAGGGAACTTTTGACCCTGACAGTGAATTTATCATGTATAGCCTGCCAAAATCCCCCGCACCGGCGCTGAAACAGGCCAAGGAAACGCTGGCTACGATCAGGGGCGCGGGCACAAACCTCATGGCCGACCTTGGCCGTGTGTCAGCCATGGTTCTGCATCCGCACCAAATCGCCACCCTGTATAAGGAATTTACGCCGGTATATCGCGCCGTGATCGAGCGATTCAAGCAGCGGGAGGTTTTGATACACCAGCTTTCAAGACCGCTTGATTTCTATAACAGCCTTAACGATGCGGCGAAGAAGAAGGTTAATGCCGTTCTGGAGATCGGCAGGATCGATGGAAAGAACTATAAGCCTGACGATACCGGAAAAATCGTTGTCAAAAATGAAGGGTTGAAAAACACCGTCCATTCCAGAGATGGTCAAACCATCACGCTCACACCTGCCGAGGCCGCTGCCTATGCCGGTGTTCGGATGTCCATGGATATGGCTCTGGATAAATTCACGGAAACCATACTTGAGGAACACGGACTGCTGGAGAAGGGTGTTAAAACCGTTCAGGATGTCGAAAAGCTTCGCTTGAAGGCGCTCAAGGCCGGAGACTTCAACGAGGCCAAAAGATTCAAGGAAATACTATCCCGCCTGCATGACGTACAAGATGCCAAGAAGCGCGGCTATATCCCGTTCAAGCGGTGGGGCGAGATCGGTATTTCGGTACGCGACAACAACGATCTGGATGAAAACGGTCGTGGCAAGCTTGTCCACTTTGAAAGAGTGGAGCTTCCGGCCAAGCCGTTGAGAAAAGCCCGCATCGGGGAAAACAAGCCCGTTCAGGAAGCGCTGGACAGGCTGGGCGACAAGTACAATGCCAAGCAGTACGACATAAACACATTTGAGATGTCAAAGTTCGATGAGGTAAATGCAAATCTTGATCTGAGAAGTCTTGACGTTTTGGCCGCGAGCAGTGATATGTCCAGCGCAGATTATGACCGCCTGCGTGAAACACTTGAACGTGAGATGCAGAAAAAAGGGTTCAGGGCGCATTTCTTCCGTTCCAATGATGTACCCGGATACTCGGAAGATTTCGAGCGGGCGATAAACGATTATGTTGTTTCGATTTCGTCTTACATAAGCAGAAGGCTGAACGAGCGAAAAATTGAGGCGCGGGTATCGGAGGTTTCCAGTGCTGGGAAGTCCGGCCTTTACGAATATGCCAGAGATTATCAGGGGTATGTAAATAACCCAGAGGAAGAACTGGCAACGATACGCATGATGGGCTTTTTCTGGTATCTGGCCGGTAACGTATCGTCTGGCATGGTCAACCTGTCACAGCCATTTCTGGTAACGGCTCCATGGCTTAAATCCATGTTCAGCCACAGAATGATCGGTAAGGAAATGACGCGGGCGTATGCCGATGTTCTCAAAATGGTTGATGTCAACCTTGCCGACCGTGATTTCTTTAATTTCGACAAAGCACCGGCTGATGTCAGGCAGGCGCTGAAAGATGCCTATGCCGAGGGTGATTTTATCTCGATGTCCACAAACGATGCCATGGCGATAAGCAATTCGTCCTCTCAGGCGCTGCGCGGGCTGGAAAAGAATAAACGCAAGGCCGCTGATGCCATTTCTCTGACGTTCTCTATACCGGAGCGTATCAACCGTATCGCTACTTTCATAGCGGCATACCGCTTGGCCAATCCGGATGTTATGACCCCTGCTATGCAGAAGAAGATTGATGATTTTATTCGCGCCGATGAGCTGGCAAAGTCCATGATGTCCGGAAAAAATACCCAACGGGAAAAGGCTTTCGCCTTTGCAGAATATGCCGTTGTTTCGACACAGTACCGAGTTGGCAAGCTGAACCGTCCGAAGATGGCCAGAGGGTTTGGATCTCTGGTATTCCAGTTCTACTCTTTCGTCATGCAGACATTCGAGCTTATGTATAAGCTGAACAAGACGCATGGTTCCGAGGGCAAGAAAGCTCTGGCGGTTATGATACTGTCTATCGTTGCCGTGGCAGGCCTGAAAGGGCTTCCATTCGAGGATGATATGCAGGATTTGGTAGAGGCTCTGTATAAGCTCGCCACGGGCACAGAAATGGATGTCGATGCCAAGGCCAGAGAGCTTATCGTTGAATATACCGGCTCCCCCCTGATAGCAGAGATGATTATCAAGGGCGTACCGGCAGCAATGATGAATCTCGACCTGTCCGGCAGGCTTGGTTTTGGTAGCATCGCTCCGGACTCCGGCAGTGACTTCCTTGGCATCTGGTGGGATATGCTGTACGAGAGACCCGTTCAGGCCGGAAAGTATGTGAGCGAGGGGCAATACCTAAAAGCTGCCGCAGAGGTCTCCCCAGCCTTCCTGCGCAACCCCTTACAGGCATACATCTGGTCTGAGGACGGTATCCGGACAAGATATGGCAACAAGGTCATAGATGCCGGTGACGTTTCCGAGGCAGACATTGCGCTCAAATTCCTTGGTTTCACCTCCGCCGATATAAGCCGGGAGCGTGAGCGGATATACGCAACAGATCGGGCTTCAAAAGCGGTCAATGTTCTGAGATCGAGATATTACAGCAAGCTGGCCAAGGCCTTTGCCGAAAGGAAAATGCTTTCCAGATCTGGCGATACCGATGGTGCGGCACAGGCCGCAGCAAAGATCAAGTCCATAAAACTGGAAATAAACCGCCACAATCAGGTCGCTCCTCTATATGAGCGTATCGATATAAATGAGGCATCCCTGAAACGTAAGGTGGCGGAAGAACTGTCCGGTGCCGAGGCGAAGCGTATCCGGAAACAGGCGCGTCCAAGAGCCAAAGAGCTGAAAGAAATATACGACATTGACTGATAAACGATGGAGGGCAGGCCATGAAACCAAGTCCAAACAGATGGGTCGTTACAGAGGGCGGGATTGTAGAGGGCTATCCGTTTCGCCAGTTGACAAGGCCAGACCCGCCACCGTCAGGATATGAAACACCTATACTGAGTCACCCCTGCGGTCAGTACAGGGATGGAGCGTGGATCTCAGGATAAGTTTCCATCAACCTTTTTCGTGACGTGCCAGCAGAAGCAGACCGGGCATTTGTAAGTGCGATGGCCATGCTTTCTGGCCTGCTTGTTTGCCTTTTTTTCGGTGTAAAAAGACTTTTTCCGGCCACACATCATCCATTTCTGGAAGGCGTTTTTTGGTTTCAAATCTTGCATAGATCAGAAATACTTTCTGTTTTCTACGTTTATTTCTTTAATTCGTGAAGATGGAAATACCGTTTCATCCCCATAAACGCTGACTACGATGGCGAACTCTCCTTCGTACCGTATAGAAGTCTGATAACTTCCGCCCGGTCTTGTTTCATCGGGAAATTCTCGAACTGTACCGTCAGTGAAATGTATTGTTATTCTGGACATGCTTTTTCCTTTTTATCGATGGAAACAATATCCCCTGACGGTTCAAGCGTACAAACTCCGTCTTTCCTGTGTGTATAGTACCTCTCTCCGCCGTTACCGATCTTGACGAAAAACCTTGCCGTATAGAGGATATTTTCTTCATGGCTGTGGTTTATTCCGTCATAGACCTTCTCGACTATTTGAAACACTTCCCCTACCGCTCCATCCCGATACGTGATTTTGTCACCGATTGAGATGTCGTTGATGTCGATGTCTGCTTTTAGATTCGCATGATCGAGGTTGGAAGATAGGGCTTTTTCTGCGATCACTCCGCACCCGTAAACAATGTTTCGATCTGTTTCGTCTGTCCGAAGGGTTGCCTTTTTTATGTCCTCCAACGCCTTCACCAGCCCATCTACGTTCTTCGGCGCGGTTGCGGCGCGGATTAGGGTTTTCATTGCCTTATCGGCCTTCTCCCAATATTTGTCCGATAGTTCTTCTCTGTTACTTTCTCGGACGATGAACATTTCTTTTACAGACTTTATCGCCTCCCGCACCTCATCATCCGTCTGCGCTTTAGCCATATCAAACAGCTTCACAATCGCCGGATGCGTGAAGTGTCCAAGCCCTTGCTTTTCGCGGATGTACTTAAAGACGTCAACATCATCGGTGTAATCTTCGTGCGCGGTATGTTTTGCTTCGATGCGGTCGAGCGCGGCTTCGAGTGTTTTGAATGAGGTATCTGCTAATTTGATTCCGTATTCCGAAAGTGCGCCGCCCTGCTCTGCATAAAAGATTATTCCCTTCAATGCGTCCAAAGCCTCTCTGATTGTTTTATGGTCGGTCATTTTTTGTCTCCTTCTCAACGTATCTGCCGCGAACCTCATGGTCGCAGTTTTTGCAGCGTTTCCAGTCAGGCCATATATCGTTAGCCGAACTACAAACCTTTTCCATTTCGTGCTGCTCTCCGTTCAGGCAATCGGCTTTTTCTGGCGAATAATGGAAGATTATTGATGTTGTGAAGACAAAGGTCTTTCCACAGTCTCCACAGTCCATTTCATGACGCTTATCTTCTGCATATCCAAAGCCATCGTCATGACAGACCTCTAACTCGGCATCACAGTAAGGGCAGTTTATATCGTGCGACATCACCCCTCCTTCCCGCCGAGCAGGGCGAGGGCTTCTAAAACGCAATTTTCAAGAACAACACTGTTTTCCATTCTTGCTTTTATTCCGCGCTTTAAAAGTTTAACCACCTTTTCCCTCTGATCTACGTAGTATTCAAGACGCTTTCTCCAAATTAATATATCTGCTTCACCGTTAGTTTCGTTATCAACCACATCCCTCAGCACGGCGGGGGATTGAAGGGCGGATTTGAAAGCCTGACTGTTGAAAATATGGTCTGATACGTTTCCGGCCCACTTTCCTGCCGTGAACGATAGCGTACCGTTACCCCCGCGCCAGTCAAAATCACATGGGAAGCATCCAGTATCTCCGCACCAATTGCCCCATTCATGGTTCATGGCTTTCAGAACAATGTCTCTGAATTGGCCTTCATCTAAAGCCGCTTGTCTCGGCGCGTCCGTTGGCTGCGGCTGCGTGGCTACGGTAGCGGCAAGCAGCATCGGCTCTACGGTATTCCAATCGTCAGAATCCAGCAATTCGGCCAGATATTCACCAAGGCGCTTTAGAGGCTCTGGCGCATTGCCTATCGCGGCCTGAATAAAGTCTTCTGCCGTAACTTCTGGAATTTCCCATGCTTTATTAATCAATGTCTGCAAAGTATTTATTTGTTGCTCATAGTTATTACCTGTGGAACCGCTTGATTGAACCATGTCATAAAGAACATCTATCCATGAACGTGCATTTTCAACCGCTTCCCTCACATCATCCGGCAAAACAGGGGATGCGTCCGTTGGCTGCACCAACACAATTTTTTCCTTGATATGGTCTATCTCTTCTTGCGTAATAAGCCCTTCATCAATCAGTTCTTGTTTGAACTCTGATAGTGGTTTTGTTGGCTGCACCGTGGCGGCGTTCCATGCGGCTTGCCATGATGTCCATTGCGCGGATGCGTTTTTATCAAGATAGTTTCCTGCACCTGTCTTATGCTTCCGGTGCGAGTAATTATCATCTTCCGTGATAAATTTCTCAAACTGTTCGCGGCACTTATCGGGTTGGGTGGTCATTTTGTGTTCTCCTTATTTTCTAATTTTCGTTTTCTATATCTTTTGTCAGCATCTAATCTACATACCCTGCATCCCCTATCCCCGTCTGGCCTGATATATAAATTATTGCCAGATAGTTCGTGTCCATGCCTGCAATGTGTTATCATTTTCTTTGCTCTGGAAATGTTCTCCAAGTTTGTTACGGCTTCTAAATGATCTGGATTAACGCAATGCTTCACACGACATATATGGTCTATAGTTAATCCTTCTGGGATTTTCCCAATATAGTGTTCATATGACCATCTATGCGCTTTCATAGACTTAGAATCTGCTGATACCCAAAACTGACAATATCCGTCTTTATCTTTATATGAATTAGATAGCCAACATCCACATTCTGAAACAGTGTAGCTTTTTGAAAACCTCTCAAATATGCTTTGCTTTTTCCGTCCCATATTAGTCCTTAATAATTTTCAATCCGTTGGGGTATTTTAAAGCGAGATAAGAGCCGAAATCGCACTCATAATCGTCGTTGAAACGCCAATTTTTTATATGCTCTGATATATCTGTTGGTGTCACAACCTCCACCGCATCGGCTTTGCTGGCTTCGGGGGTGCGGGTGTTCCAGTACTCAGTCAGGACTTCACGCGCTCGCTGCAATCCTTTTTCGGCATAGCAATAATGGGGTTCCATGATGAAGGAAAAGCCAGAATCGTTGTGCCTTTCTTCATAAGTGAAGTGGTCAGAAGCCTGTATGCTGTATGATATACCGCACTCGGAGCAAATAATCTCTGGCTGCGTCCCGTTCAAATCTAAATCAGCTTCACCCCCACAAAACGGGCACGGCTTTAATTCTGTTGTCATTCCTTGTTCTCCTTAACCTGTTTTGACAGTTCGGCGATCATGGCTTTGAATAGCGTGGACGACTTGTGCGCAGGGTCTTGTATCCATGCCTTAGCACCCGCTGACAACATCCCATCACTCGGCTCCCCCATCGCAGCCTTTTGAAAGCGCAGGGCTTCAAGTATGGTTTTTCTGTTGGCATGAAACCAAAGGTAAATGTTGTCAGAGTTTATACTCCCGACATGCGGCAAACTCTCAATCGCCGCTTCGATGCGTTCAAGGTCGGTCATTTCAGTTTCCTCCGTACGGGTAGTGATACCGAAGTCGCTCACCGCCAAGACGTTTTATAAGCCTGTCGTAAGCCTGTTTCATAGCCCATCGTTCAGGGCAGCTTGGAATAGGAACACCGTGAAATTTAGGAACGTCTTTCACGCAAACAAATTCCGCCTCGCCTGATTGCAAGTCTTCCCCTAATAGGGCGCAGCCGCAGTCACCGTCCATAAATAAAGCCACAGAGTATTTCTTTTTTAGGTTTTCGATATTACTTTCCATCCATCTTCTCCTTATATGCTTGGTAGGCGGTGAGCTGCTTTTGAACAATCTCCCTAATCCTGTTTGCTTCTGACGTGCAAATAACGCTGCGCATTTCTGGCGAATAAGCCCTTTCATCACGCATTGCCAGAATTCCAATATCTGCTAACGATCCAGACATCCCCTCAACCAACCCCCGCAGTTCTGCGATCTCGGCAAGGGCGGCTTGGTGGATGTGGTCGGCGTGGTATTTGTAGGGATAGTGACCGTTTTCTTGCGTTTCGTACCAGTCCATAGTCGGACTTCCTTCAACGTCTTTTGATAAACGGGTGTAAATCACATCAGGCATCCCGCCGCGCTCGGTTTCTGGGGGTGTCATTTTATTTGCTCCTAAATATAATCAACAACAATTTTACCACGGCCTGATAGGCGAACCTGATTACCGTTTCTTACCCTTATCAACTCTCGATGTGGGAATTGAGATATAAGAGGCCATACGGTTTTAGAAACATTTCTCCATCCTTCTCCGACATCAGGGGAGCGAAGAAGAAGCTTTAAGAATGTTATGTCTTTAGGTGATAATTTTCCCATTAGTATTTTCCTGTATTGATTGTTGGTAGGGTGGGGAGGAGTCGAACCTCCGGAACTTCCAGCGCTATCCATGGTCGCCGGTCATAATCCGCTTGCCTACCAGACTACATGCTTCCCGTTGCAACAGGTCGCGTTCATCTTGCGGCCACCCCATAAGTTTATCCTGCTGTGTCTGAGCAGGTGTGGTCAGTAAGATCCTCAATGGATATTACTTCACTGAGAAAATCCACCGCCTTATCGTATGCTGATCGCGCGTTGTTCTCCTCAACGTAAATCCTATGGAACTCATACCAGAAGAAAAGAAACTTTCTTTGAACTTCGTAGTAAGCGATGCCATAAGAGCTTCCTGATACAATCCGGTATTTATTTCTGTATTTATTCTTTGCCATTGTTCAGTCCTTCCAACTTTTCTGGAACCGATACCCATACGCACTTCTGGCTTCTGGGTAGGTGTTTTTCGCATTGTTCCCTTTTGTCTTGATTGACAACATCCAGATCAATGTTCACCGATAAGGCAATAATAAAAGTTATTACCACTATAATGGCGTAAACAATTATCTCTCTGTCATTTAGGTCTTGCATATCTTGAAATCCTTACCTATTTGTTTCCATCATCCTGACGCAGTATTCAAATCTCTCCATGACCACTGAGACAGTGCGAACATTACGCTCCATGTCCGGTTCATCATAAAAACGAACAGGTGGTTGTGAGTCCGCATAGGACTCTTTGAATATTTGCAGGGCAATCGGCTCAAGCTCTTTACCTACCTGTTTTCCGATCTGGTGGGATATTTCCATCACCGCTCTTTGCAATAATCCGGACTTGTTGAGGTAAGCGTTGAAAGCTTCCTGTCTTGATTCACGCGACTTGTTCTTATACATGGCCGCGATTCTTTCCTTCTCCAGAACCTCGCCCTCAAGACGCTTTACCTGCTCTCTGTGCCTGCGCTTCTGGTTTCTTCCGTACCTTTTTGACATTCCTGTAATTCCTTATCTGGCAGCTTGCAGGGCGGCAAGACGTTTCTTATGCTCGTTGTCCACATGATCGTGCGCGGCCTGAGAAGCGGCCTTGATCTCCTCAAGGTCGGTCGCGTACTCCTGCATAAAGAAGTAAAGGTCTTGTTCGTCCTTTGCGCCATGAATACCGCGCACCATATCACCGGCTATGCGTTTTATGCGTTGTTCCTGCGTTTCAGAGCCGGTCTGCGTGTTTGGCGCATCTGTCGTGACGGTTTCCGATTTCGTTGCCTCTACGGGGTCTGTATTGGCTCCTGCGGCAGTTACCACAGGTGTGTTCATTTCCTTGATCTTGCGCCCGACTTCTTCTGAAAGCTGGCCTGCGTTGATAATGAACTTTTTCAGCGTTCCATCAGCATCGTTGATACGCTTCATGTCGTTTGACCAATCAGGCCTTCCCTCGCTACCAGATGGCAGAAAAGCGGTCACTTCCATCTCATACCGGTATTCATCGCCACCAATCATATCCCACTCTTTGATAGGCTCCATTTTGCCCTGAGCATTACGCACTGGCTTGGTTACTTCCTTGGCGCGGAAGCAGAGGATGATATTTACCGGCAGGCGCTGGATTTTATTGACGATCAGCCTGTTACGCTCGCGTTTCGGCAAAATCCATGCCGCAAACTTCATGTTTTCGCGCTTTTTCCAATCATCACCTGCCTTTGCTCTCAGGAAATCTTCGTGCATTTCAAGCACCCCGCCTTCTCCTTCATGCTCATGGCTCATGCTGTCAATGATGATCGTTTCTGCCCCAGCTTTGATTGCGGCCTCGATAGCATCTCCATAGCTGTCTGGGTTGAATGGCGGCTGGAAGTCGATAATGTGGAAGTCAAAACGCTTCGCATATTTCTCGCTTCTCCTGTTTTCGGTATCGATTACAACAATCTTCCCGCCAATGCCCGTTGCCAGACGTAAGGCAGAAAAGGTTTTCCCAGACCCAGCGGAACCGACAAGGGCAATTCTTACATAAGTGTTGCCCGGCTCTGCTTTTTTTGTTTCAAATGTTCTTGTCATGGTTTTTCTCCTTAACCGGCCATAATGTATTCAGGTTCTTGTGTAGGCTGTGCCATACTGGCCTCATCCTTCTCACGCTGAACGGTTTCATCGTGAATGGCTTTATCCAGTTCCCATTTCGACAGAATCCACGGCGGCGGGCATGAGTGTGTCGTGTACGGGGATTCACCGCGCCAAACACCGGTTTTGATGCAGTTGATAAAGCGGGCGCGGCCACGCATGTAGCGTTCTGCGACATCTTCCTCGTAGCTGCGGTCAATCTCGTATATACGCATCAGGTAAGGCTCTTTCACCTGCTGGACAACATAGATAAACCGAGCCGGTGCGGAGTCTGGGTGACGTATCATGTCAAGAACTCGCTTGTAGTGGTGTTCCTGATAAAACTTTGTTTTCCACAGCTCGTTCTTTTCCCAATTCGCAAAATCGATGCCGGTTGTTTTGTAGTCAACGATCAGGTTTTCGTACTTCGATGTATGATCGAGCCAGTCAAAGCGGGCGCGGTTCCAAATCGTGCCATCGAAGGCAAAGCCGGATTGTTCCGCCATGCCTTTTTGCATGATCTCCGAATATTCTTTATGTTCAGCGATCTGCTCATGCAGGGCTGTTTTCATTTTGTTGACATCTTCAAGGATGCTCTGCGTTGACAGGTTCAGGGGGATTTTCCCACGGCTGATGATGTCTGCTTTCAGTTCCTTGGCCTCTTTTGAGCGCCATGCGTCAACGGCGGCAACTTCAAATTTGCTCTCGCCGCCCAGAAGGATAAAGTCATGGGCTATGTTACCCAGATTGGAAGCGTCTGTTTGCTCTCTTTCCTTTTTTGGGTTTAGTTTGTTGATGCCCATGCGAGCCTCGATCTCGGTCATTTCAACGAGATCAGATAGCGTTGAAGAAGAAAGGGACGTGCAGTCCTTGAATCCTTCAAGTTCTGGTGTTGGGTCGCCATGATAGACATCTTCTGGCATACCGTTGATGATACAGTTCTGGGTGATTTGCATTTTTATCTCCTTGGTTAAAAAGTTGCTGTCTCTCCAGCTGTCAAGCACTTTAAACGCCATAGCTTGGGCGAACCACCGACATATCTGGGCCTTATTCGGCGGCTTACTTATACTCGCAGTTCCCGTGTCATAGGGTGACGGAGCCAAGCCCAGAGTAACTTCGGGGAGGTGAACTCAATCTTTGGACGCTCCCCACGCCCTCGACACTTCATGTCGGCTATCCTGATATTCCTACCAGTCTCTACCAGTTGTTAAATCACGTCCTCGGTATCAGCTGACGTTTCCCTTTCGGGAACTTGGTGGTCGCAGAGGGATTTGAACCCCCGACCAGACCGTTATGAGCGGCCAGCTCTAACCAACTGAGCTATACGACCTGTAATTACCAATTTAGGTCATTGACGATTAAAAGTCAATACTTAATCGAAACGTGTGGAAGCTTGCCCTGAGCAATAGCGGTAACAATAGCTTTTGCCAGCTCTGGGGTCAGCGCAGGGTTGTTAAGGTCTGTCAGACCTTTCAGCACTGCGTTGTGAACCTTGGACTTGTTTGCCTGATCGGCGGCACGGGAAGCTTCGGCCTCAAGCTCTTTCTTTTTCTCTGCCGCAGCTCGGTCACGCTCCGCCTGTGCCGCACGGTCGGCGGCTTCTTTATCTGCCTTAGCTTTTGCTTCTTCCTCTGCCTTAACGATAAGTGCATGGGTATCGATCAGAGATTTTTCGAGATCGCTAAAAGCCTTATTGGCCTTCTTGTCGAACTCCTGCCATTCACGGTGATGGATAGCCCTGAGTGTGTCGATGCGTGACTGGACAAGCTGAGAGCTGATCTGTCCGTCAGGAATCTTGGCAATCTCGGCCATTTTTTCCAAGGCGTGATAATGCCCATGCAATCTATCATCTTCTGCCTTCTTAGCTGCGGCCTCCGCCTGCTCTTTTTCAGCACGTAAACGATCTTGTTCTTCCTTGGCCTTGCGATCTGCTTCGGCCTTTTCCTTTGCAGCCTTTTCTTCCGCCTCTTTGCGGGCTCGGTCGGCGGCTTCCTTGGCAATGGCTTCGTCACGCTCTTTTTGTTCACGCTCCGACTGCTTCTTGCGAAGTTCCTCAAGCTCGGCTTGCTCTTTTTCTGATTTCTCGCGCTCGGCCAGCAATGCTTTCAGGTTTTCGTTTGTTTTTTCAAAGACCTGATCTGCAATTTTGGAAAACTCCTGCCATTGGCGATCATTATACAGGCTCTTGATTTTATCAAGGCGCTCAAGAACATCAGCGGATGATGGCGTTTTCGCGAAATCAAAGAGCATTTCCGACTCCATGTCGGCCAGTGCTTTTTTGTGGCCATCGACACGGTTCTTCTCAATTTCATTGTACTGTTTTCGTGGAGCCAGAACTTCATTTCGGATAGCATCCATCTCTTTTTCCATGCGGGTGGTTTCGGATGTAACGGCCTTTGTTTTCTTGCGCCAGTCCTCCGTCAACCCTTGAGCGATTTTCTTTACCTCGGATTTTGCCGAGCCGATCTGGCGGGCAACGGAGCCTATACGCCGCCGACCCTCCTCCGTGGTCACATCGAAAAGCTCTGACTTTGCCAGTTTGCGAACTTTATCAATAAATGGGTCAAGGCCATTTTCCTTGAAAAGAGCGGGTTCGATCTCTTTCGCCGTAATCTCGATGATGGATACGGCTGTGCCGGTTGCCTCATCTGATTCTTCTTGATCGTTTACTTGTGATTCTTTTACCTGCGCCGCTACCGTAACGGTCTCTTTCTCGTCTTTCGGTTCGGGCTTATAGTCCATGGTTTGTTGTGCAGTCATGCTATGTCTCCTTGGTTTGCATTTTTGACAGTTATTACTTTTATTGTATTGCTTTATATAAGTCAATGCAAATTGTTTTTTAATGGTCAATACAAGGCCATTGACTTTCGGGGCGTTTTGAAAATATCATGGAGGTAGGGTGGTCGGCGTGAATCGCACCAACAGCGTGAACACACGCGAAACGACACTCCGTTGAAAAAACAAGGTGATGAAATCAGGACGCTGAAAGTAAAACCCTTGCACCACCCCAACTAAAATAAGGATTTTAAAAATGAGCAAAGACCCAGAAACACGCTTCGAGGACATCCAGAATCGGCTTTCTATAGCTGATACTTGGTCAGGTCGAATTGAAAAGCTTGTGAACAAGCGTCTGAAAAAAGACCCTTCATACAGTGAGGCAAAATTCTGTGAGAAGTATAAATTTGACAAAGGTTTCTTCAACAGAGTTAAGAACGTGAAAGTTATCCCGACCCAAAAAACCGTTAATAAAATAGAAGCAGCTCTAAAAAAAGAGCGGGTTTAAAAAACCCTTGACCGTTCAATATATAAAACGGTATAAGTTTGTTATATTGAACGCAGGGGGATAAATTGTCTCAGAATAAAGACCCAGAAAAGACAGCGGAAACGTTGCAACTGACAGAGATCATCAGGACTTGGCCGGATAGGATGAGCCGCGCAGGAAAGACGTTATCTCAGGCCGCTAACGAATCTGGCCTGAAAAAAGGCCAACTTTCCCAATACATAAATTTCAAGAACAGCCCCACAATCAAGCCCTTTGAGGCATTTGAAAACTATCTTCGCGGATTGGGGGTATAATCATGGCACTTCAATGGTTTAGGTATCATGCAGAGGTTTTGGACAATAAACGCGTCCAGCGCCTGCCCGCCGATCTTTTCAAGGTCTGGGTAAACTGCCAGTGTATCTTGACACAGGAGAATGTCGGTTCATCCGGCAAGCTCCCCCCCATGGATGAGTGCGCTTTCAGGCTTCGGAAATCGGTCGAGGAGACCGTTATCGCCTTTGATGCGCTGGTCGATGCAGGCCTGTTTCTGAAACGCAATGAAACGGTAAGTGAAACAAAATCGACCGTTTCATGTAACAAAAATGAAACGCTTTTCTCTGAACAAAAAACTGACTATTTCGTAAAAGGATGGGGAAATAAACAATATAAGTCAGACACTTCCACAGATAGAGTGAAACGTTTCAGGGAACGTTCCAAAACCGTTACTGAAACGCCCCCAGATACAGATACAGACTCAGAAGTATTATTACCTACCGGTAATAATACAGCGCGAGGTCGCGCCAACATTTCTTGCCCGCCTGATGTGGATGAGAAGGTGTGGGCAGATTTCATGCTTATCAGGAAGAAGAAAAAAGCCCCAATGACCGATACCGCTCTGGAAGGCTTGCAGAGGGAAGCCTCGAAGGCGGGAATATTCCTGAATGATGCGCTGCGGGAGTGCTGCGCCCGTGGCTGGCAGGGATTCAAGGCTGAATGGATGAAAAACGACAATGCACAAGGAGACAGAAATGCAAAAAACGGAAATGGCAAATCGCAACGTGCCAGAGAAGCTGCCCTTAGAGGCGCAGGAATTGACCCTATCTGAGAGCAGTAAGGCGCGGGGGCAGATGGCGCTTATGGTTTCTCAGTGCTTTGACGCGCTGCGTCAATACGGAAAAGAACCTGAGCAGGTCGAGGGGGTGGTGCGCCTGTTCAGCCTTGTTCTGGCTCCATATTCCATGAAACAGATCAGTCAGGCCTTCTCCGTTTACCTGTCCAGATATTCCGAAATGCCAACGCCTGCCGATATTGCCCAGATCATCCGGCGCGGCGGCAAGCCACCCTTTGAGAAATCCGTGTACGTAGCCCTGTGCCAGAAGCGGGAGAGAACATCTTTTGTGGATGCCGGTTATCACGGAAACGGCCTGTCAACCGAGGAGGAAGATTACATAAAAGAATACGAGCGTGATGCTCTTGGCAAGGACGGATAGAAAACAAAGACGTAAACGCCGGAAATTTGGACTGTGGGAGGGTTGAAAGGGGTATATCAGCGGCACGACTACCTGAGATAGGCCAAAACGCCTCTAACCCCCCTTAAAATCGTTTTTTGACAAAATCAGAGAAAGGGAACTATAAAATGCACGATATGAAAAACACAGCCCCCTATGCGCGGGGCAACGAAGCATCGCGTCTGGCCGCACATGGCATCGAACACAGACTTACCGGAATAAGATCGGATGTCTTTGATTTCATTGTTTCACGGGAAACATACGGCGCAACAAATTCAGAAATAGCCGAAGGCCTGTCAATGATGCGGGATAATACCCAGCCGCGCACTTCCGAGCTGCGGGAAGCCGGATACATCGAGAGCAAAGGGAAAATGAGGCTCAACGGCAATGGCCGGAACGAAACGGTATGGGTGGCCTGCCAGTCCGTTCCTGCCGGTGAATGGCAGGCGGTCAAGAAAAAGGCCGCTCCGGTCAAAGAGCAGGCCGAACAGGCGCAATCCGGTCTTTGGGTGTTTGATGATGTCCTGCGCCGCAACCCCCATCTCAGAAACACGTTTCGGATGTCTGAAATCAGTATCATCCGGGCAGACCTTGCTAAGGCCGAAGGGGTATAGGGATATGCCTGATTTTTATTACCAGATAAAAGCGAAAACAGGACGTAATGACGAGTTCATGCGCTGGAGCTGGCCTCCGGTATTTTCTGGAATGGTGAGCGCCGCCGACAAGAAGCAGGCTCGCGCACTGGTTGACGATGAGTATGGACAAAAATTCCCGATGCGTGTTCTGCAAAAGGACATTGATAGTGCCGAGTTCTTGCTTAATATTTTCGAGGTGCGTCCGGAAGATGATCGAACCCGTGGCCTGTTCGAGATCCGTTCATGCAAGCAATGCGGCGGCGGGTTCCGTGTCATAGATCATTACAACAACTGGATACAAAGATATTCAGGGCGTGATTTTTGTTCGGATGATTGCAAGGAAAGCTATGTCAAAGAACATGACAGTGCATTGTTCAGCAATGCGTCCAACAGTACACATCCCCCTGTGATTTACCGCATAACCCACCAAGATACAGGAATGTCTTATGTCGGGCAGACCACGCAGGCTTTCACGCTTCGCTGGTGGCAGCATTTCTTTCATGGCACCGATACCAAGTTCCATCGAGCTATCGAGGAAAGCTCCATGACGGATTGGGTGTTTCAGGTAATCGAGGTCATAGATCGTAAAGCGGTACCGGATGGAATGATTCTTTCTGACCATATCAGGGAACGAGAGCAACACTGGATAAACCATCTGGATACGATTGCCAGAGGGTACAACACGGCAACATCGCGCCGCCGTGAAGAAGAACTTCAAATGATGGAATTTATTGAACAAGAAAGGGCTTAAAATTGACCAAGTATTATCACGGTGGCCGCAGAGGCCTCACCCACCTTCTTCCGCCCAGCAAAACGGAACAACCCTGTGCCAATGATTACGTTGGCCGTGTAAATCCTATGCTGGCGCGTAAAGACCGCGTTTACATCACAACTGACATGGACTGTGCCTTGCTGTTTGCAGCCTTCGACCCCAGCGGAAAGGGAGTGGTGTACGAGGTAGAGCCGGTCGGGGAGGTTGAGATCGATCCCGATTATCTTGGGGAAGATAAAATTTCCTTCCAATGCGGCGAGGCAAAAGTAATCCGTGTGGCGAAAAAACCATCCGGCCACGTTCTGAAAAAAATCCGCAAAGAAATGATGAAACCGTAAAGGAAAGCCAAAAAATGCAAAAATCAAGACCGGTACTATTCAGCCGTGAAATGTCTCTGGCGGTTCTCGATGGCAGAAAAAACCAGACCCGCAGAGCCGACAAGGATACGCATAGCCCAGAGTTTACATGGAACGGGCGTATGTTCACCCACCCAAGGGGGTTTGTGCTGTCAAAAAAATGTCCCTACGGTTCAGTTGGTGATTATCTCTGGGTTCGGGAAGAACATTATCGCTTCGGGCATTGGGAGCCAGTTGAAGGTGTTCTGACCAAAGGTGGCAAACAGAAGTGGAAGTTCGTTGCAGACCATGAAACCGTTTGCTTCGATCCACCCGCCCTTCACCGAAAAAGCATGAACAAGAAAACACCTGAACTTCCGTCATGGTACAAACGCATTGCCCGGTTCATGCCGAAGTCACTGAGCCGGACAACGCTGGAGATCACAGGAGTCCGGTATGAACGCCTGCACGAGATAAGCGAGGAAGATGCCCGTGATGAAGGGTGCGAAATGGTTGGTGTAGAGACCGGAGAGATCGGTTATACCGGACATCCGATTGAGGTTGGCAGCTATTCGGCCTGTTTCTATGAACTCTGGGAATCTATCAACGGCGCGGGCTCATGGGACGCAAACCCGTTTGTCTGGGTTATAGACTTCAAGCAGGTGCGGCCATGACAACAAAACATCACAACTCACTCGATGGCGTTTACTCAAGGGCGGCATACTCTGCCTGTGAAACGTATAGGTATTGTCTTGAGCGTAAGTGGGGGGAAGAAAAAAGCCTTTGCTTCATAATGCTCAACCCATCAACAGCAACAGAGCAGCAAAATGACCCCACGGTGGAGAGGTGTGAGCGGCGGGCGCGGGCGGGCGGTTACGGCAGTCTGATCGTGCTGAACATTTTCGCGTACCGAGCCACTGACCCAAGAGACATGAAGGCAGTTTTTGACCCCATTGGCAAAGAAAACAATAAATTTATAGAATTAACCCTCATGCTGAGCAGATCGGAAAGCACGGACATTGTTTGTGGCTGGGGAACGCATGGCTCTTTCATGGACAGAGAGAAGCAGGTTTTTGAAATGTTCAGAAAGTACCGTGTTGTTCCCAAGGCTCTTGACTGGACAAAGCATGGGCATCCCAAGCACCCGCTGTATGTGCCGTACAAAAACCAACCGCACGAGAAGCCATATGCGTAAGGAAGTCATTGGAAACTGTGATCTGTATCTGGGCGACATGCGGGAAATATTGCCCAGCCTTGGAGAGTGCGCCGATCTGGCCTGCTTCGACCCGCCATACCAGCTCGAGTCCGGTGGGAATACCACAGGAGAGATGGGCGGAAAGTTTTCTAAGGACAGATACGACAACAGCGGTTCTATTGTTGATACAGACATAGACTGGCCGGACTTCATGCCGCTGGTGTATCAGAGCCTGCGCGGTGATGCCCATGCTTATGTGATGGCGAATAACCGGCATGTCCAAAACATGCTTTTCAGTGCCGAGGAATCGGGGTTTCGTTTTCACAACCTTTTGGTATGGGATAAAAGCACGGCCACTCCAAACAGGTGGTACATGAAAAACTGCGAGTTCACCGGATTTTTCTTTAAGGGAAAGGCAAAATACGTAAACGATTGCGGTGCCAGACAGCTTATCCATGTCCCACAGGAGTCCTATGGAGACCATCCAACCACAAAGCCAGTTATGCTGATGCGGCATTATGTCGAGCAGTCCACGAAAAGGGGGGAAACAGTTTTAGACCCGTTCATGGGCTCATGTGCAACGGGAGCTGCATGTATTCAGTCTGGCCGAAGGTTCATAGGAATCGAGATCGACCCTGAATACTTTGACCTTTCCTGTAAGAGAATAGAGGCCGAAACGAAACGTATAGAACAGATGTCATTGCTGTAATTTTACTATTGACTAATATAAATCAATGCGTATAAGATGAAGAAGAAGGAAATGCACTATGTCAGATAAGTCAGTCAAAATAACCGTATCTGTTTCAACAGATAACGGAGACATAAAAATTATCGAGCATTGTGTTCCAGAGAACAGTGTCGAGATGTTTCTGATCTCGACAAGAAACGAGGCCGTTGCCAAGGCGCTTGTCGCGCTCGGATGGATGCCGCCAAAGGAGTAAGATATGAAACAGACATTTTTTGGAAAACTATCAGTGATTCACTGCGCCAACTGTGGAATCGCTTTTGGTATCACCACAGACTTTGAAGAACGCCGCCGCGCCGATCACAAAGACTTTATGTGCCCTAATGGCCACTCCAATTTTTACAACGGCGAAAGCGAAGAAGAAAAGCTGCGCCGTGAAAACCAGCGCCTTACTCAGAACAGAGCCTATCTGGAAGATCAAATCCGTAACAGAGAACAACAGGCAGAGTATGAGCGTAACCGCGCAAAGGCTTTCAAGGGTCATTTGACCAGAACGAAAAAGCGCGTTTCTGCCGGTGTGTGCCCGTGCTGTAACCGGACGTTCAAAGACCTTGCCCGGCACATGGAAACGAAGCACCAAGGATATGCTGAAAAGGAATCCTGCAATGGATAGGTATGTTGTTTATGAGTTCAATGCAGGATTTGCCCCCATTCAAGTTGAGAGCTTTCCTTCCGAAATTTCTGCGGCCAAGATGGTAAGCAATAATAAAAAGAAATGGTTCGCAGTTGACTTGGAAACGGGTAAGGGAATAACGCCGTTTAGAACTTGAAAGGGTACTTAGATGTTTATTGTAATTCCGGCAAAAGAAACAACTCAGCAGGTCAGTATAAGGCTACAGATTGAAGCGATAAAGCAGGAGTATGAAAAGCGTATCGAGCATCTTGCGAATCTTTATGCTGATTTACAGTATCCACCTTCATACATGGTTGAGGTAGGTAGGTTATATAATTTTGTAGGTGAAAAAAATGAAAAAAAGTAAGCGCATAAAAAACAGACCGCTCCGCATGCTGGCGTTTTTTATTCTTTCGCCGTACTTCATCTGTCAAACAGTTGATGTTTCGATCTGCTTTGAAGAATTTAAGGAGCTGTTTTGGCGGGCATGGGAAAAGTGACCTGTAAAAGATGGGAAACCCGCCGCAAGAAATACGGCAATGCCGGACACGGCGGCATATACGCCCGCACCGGCTCAGGTCATTTATACGAGCCCATGAGGCGCGTACAGAGGATGGAGAAAGCCCTTTTCGAGCTTCATGTTGACGGTGTGCTTTCAGAGGGGCAGATAGCCGAGATAACGGGATACAAAAGAGTCGAGTGCCGCCGCAGAGCGGATGAAATAATTCAGGAAAGAGAAGCCAATGAAATTAGCAGAAGCATTAGAGATACTGGCAACGGAGAAGATCGACCTGACACCACGCCAGAAGTCGGCGGTTGAGCGCGTTGTAAAATGTTGTAGTAAACAACAATACTCTGCTTGTGATGGATCTTTAACAGATGAACAGATAAATGATTTATTCAGTAAAAATACAGGTGGAAGTATAGTTCAGGTTCGTCAAAGACCACCAATCGTTTTTGATAAAGAAGGCCATGTTGTTCGTCAGGAAAACATAACGGAGGATTCCTTCGATGAGTGGATGTCTGAACGCTGGAACGAATACGCCCGCGCCGGTCTGGACGATGAAAGCTCACCAAACTACGACCCGCACAAAGCAATCGAAGAATTTATCTCTGACTTTCAGGATAGGTTTCCTCATGGTGCCCGTATCATAAAGGGAAAAAAATAATGAAATACTTCTTATATTCACCAGAAGAAACCCTTTGGTTCGACAATGATACAGAGTGGAAAAATGCAGTAGATTCCTATGACTTCCTTGGAAATCATTGTGATGATGGCTGGGATTGTGATGTTGAAGATGTCATGGCTGGTAAGGCTCCAAATGAATTTGTTCTTGACAGAGAACAATGCCACTACGACCAGCTTTTGCCATACGCAACTTTGAAATCAAAGATGTGCGATTTAGCTAAAAGGCCACCAGATAGCGAACTGGATGAAGAAGGGCAAGATTCCGAAGGTCGGTACTGGGGTGAGTATGATTATTACTGCAATTACTTTTTTGTAGATTGTGAAGGACAAGAAAAATGACCACCAAACCAGACCAGTGCCGAGAGGCTTTTGAACAGAGATACCCCTACGCCGCCTTTAGAGATGGCGAAGGCTATCAGGACATACGCATTAACGGACATGTTGTAAAGTACTTGTGGGAAGGCTGGCAATCCGCATGGAACGCCGCCACGGTGCAGCCAACGGACGCGCCGAAACAGGAGGCTTACTATTTCGGTTATGATACAGGTGGCAAAGACATTTCTGCGCTCTGTGTACGTCAAGGGGATAGGGTTGTCGGAATTGTTCACGGGGAGCTTGCCGATGCAATCAAAGCCGCCCTGCAATCCCCCGCCGTGCCGAGTTGGCAGCCGATTGAGACTGCGCCGAATGATGGCACAATCTTACTGACCTATGATTCCATTAGGGAAGAAACGCATATTGCATACCTTAGCTATGGGTGCTGGAATATCGTAGGTGCGGAGGATATAGAATACAGACCCACCTACTGGATGCCACTTCCGCAACCACCAGAAGCCCTCGCCCTGCTCGGCGGGAAGGAGGAGTGATATGGCCTTACGATACGGATTTGACAGATCGACAGAAAAAGAACTGATAACCGCAAAGTCTCATTGGGAGCAGAGAGAAAAAGAGGTTCGCAAAGAGCTATACAGTATTCAAGACACGATACTGCACATAAAAAAAGAACAAGAAAAACGCTTTAGAAAACTGATGGAGCAAGAAAAATGACCGACACAAAAACCGTGCGCGAAGCTTTCGCGCTTATTCGCAGAGACCTCCACTCAAAAGCCGCAAATAAGGTATTTGACGAAGCCCTCGCCGCTCTCGACCGCATCGAAGCGGGGTCGGATGATGAGGTGGCGTGGCTGATTGAAACTGGTGAAGAAACGCACATATTCTATGAGTTTCATAAGGCGCAGAATTTTGTGAAAAGAAATTACGAGGAATGTGGTGCAAAGATAACCCCTTTGTATAAACGCGCCGCAACCGCGCCGAACAAACTATGTAGTCTGGTGGATAAATTAAAATACGCCTACACAATGCCGAATACTTGCTTTGAAAAAGATGGCTACGTTTGCGCTCTTGTTTTTGAAAACTCAGAACAAGCAATCCGCGCTGCCGAAGTAATACGCCAAGCCACTGATATGGAACACAAGCCATGAATTGGTACTGTTACATCATTATCGCCGCACAGATCGCCGCCTTATGCGTTGTTGTGTATATCGTGGCCTCTCTGATCTGCTTCATGTTTGAAGATATGGAGGGCTGACTTGCAACACCTGAAACATATCAAGGACTGTATAAAATATGCCAAGTCCGGCATACCAACAAAGAAAGTTTTCACCAGCGTAGAAGCCCTTGAGTGGGCGGTTAAAGAGATCGAGAAAGGAACAAAGGATAATGAACGAGTGGAATGACCAACACAGACCGGCATATACGGCGGGCAAGCAGCTCAGAGAGTGCGCCTGCGGGATTCAGACATTCAGCGCAAAGGATGATTGCCCTAAGTGCGGCGATCAAATGCAGATCATGCCGGAGAAAAAATCTTCGGTTCAGAGAACAGTAGGGGGTAATAGAAATGGCTGAGAACTCTGGAATTGAGTGGTGCAATCGTGGCTTTTGGTGTTAATCCACGAACAGGGAAGCCCGGGCCATCCCCATCCCCTGCTCGTGATGGGGATAAAAAGCAAGCCCGCCAACGCATAAATGTTGAGGTCAAAACTGGTTATCGTCCACACCCGAACAGTCTGCCCTGCACGGACTGTGGGCATGTATGGTCAGAAGGCGAGCGCCGACATGAATATGACCACTACAAGGGATATTCTGCCAAAAATCATGGAGATGTAGAGGCCGTATGCACGACATGTCATTCAAAGCGTGACAACCCAGAAGCAACCAAAACGCATTGTAAGCATGGACATGAATTTACACCTGAAAATACGTTTATAAAATCAAATGGGTGTAGGTCTTGCCGTACATGCAGGCGCGGGTATGATAGGGGAAGAAGGGATGCGGAGTATTGGCGTGAGTACAGGAAGAAAATGAAAAAGTCGGTGTAATCCATGACGGATACCCTGTCGTAACATAACAAAGGAGATAAAGTCACATGAGTGAAGCTGAAAAAATGATCGAGGCCGAAGAAAACCGCGTTGCCGAAGAAAAGGCGCAAAAGCCAGAGTTGCCGGGCATCGGACATAACGAAGAAACCGGTCAGGTCTCAGGCCAGCGTCTGAAATCTTTCATCGAGCGTGTTGAACGCATGGAGGAAGAAAAAAAGGTTCTGTCCGAGGACATCAAGGATATTTACAGCGAGGCCAAGGCGACCGGCTTCGAGCCGAAGATTATCCGAAAGATCGTGTCGCTGCGTAAAACTAACCTTGAAAAGCGCCGTGAGGAGTCCGAACTTTTGGATCTTTACATGTCTGCCATTGGTATGGCAGAGTAAAATACAATTTACTTTCTGGAAGGGTGTTTTGTGCATTTCGCCCCGTGAAGAAAGAACGGCCAGACGTTGCAGTTCGTCTGGCCGTTTCTATTTTCCTAAGCTGACAGGACGTTTATTGCTTCGGTCTTGCTTTTCGGAAAAACGATATACCCCTTGTTATATTTCATCTGGGATATAATCCGCTGGTACAAGGCTATCTTTTCATCGTCTGATATGAAATCCATCTTACAGATCATTGCCTTGATGTCTTTTCGCGTCATATACTAATCTCCTAAAGGTTTTCGATCATGTTTTTGACGCTTTGTGCCTGATAGACCCGATCAGTGACTTCGGCTGCACCGGTTTTCTTGTTCTTCTCGATCACACGGAACCCGGCTTTTGATAGCTCCTCACCAATTGTCCGGTATGCCATCCCATCGGATCTGAGCTTTTTGGCCAGATCAATGGCCTCCTGCGGCGGCGGGATTCTTCCCTCGGCTCGTTCCCCTTTTTCACGTTTGCGGGCGCGGGCATCGGACATTTTCTTGACCAATGACTTTTTCTCATACATCGAAACGGCGGCAACAATGATACGCAGCATTTCTGCGGTCGGGCTGTCCTCCAAAAAGTGCATAGGGGCATCAACAGGGATAAGGCTCAGACCGGATTCCTTGAGCTGGTCGTGCCCGATGAGCTGAACCAGAACTTCACGGGAGAATCTGTTTGCGGTCTCGACCAGAACGGTATCGATGCCGTGCTTCATACAGAAATTGAAAAGCTTGCTAAATTCAGGCCTGTCCATGACTGGCATGGTGCCGGATACGTTGCCATCATAGAACTCGGCCACAAGCTCTATCTTTTCCAGAAGGCAGAACTTTTTGACCGCTTCTTTTTGGCGCGGCAGTGTATCTTTGTCCTCGCCAACACCGGATGCGGATGAGGTTCTGTAGTAAGCCACGGCGCGTTTTTTTTCCATGTCGTAAATCCCTTGTTTTGAGCCATTTTTCCTGTCAACTATAAAGCACTGGTTGACAAAACACCATCTTAGTTTACATCAATAAATCAATGACTTACTTTTTTGACAAGGTTTTGAAAAGGCTCTGTCAAAGATCGCCCAATAGTTTACAAGACCGTTTTTGAGCCCTTTTTTACGATAAAGACTAATAAAATCAATAGATTAACATAGGTTTTGCCAAAAAAGCATAGGCCACCCCGAAATGGGATGGCCTATGGACGTTTTCAGGGGGTTTTTCTGGCCAGATCAGATCAACATCACTTGTCCTGAACTGGTGTTATCTGGAAATATCCGCTGTTCTCCGACACCGATGCATCGACCGCGCTACCGATCATGCCAAACAGCATGTCCCGCCCCAGAGCGGCACCACGTGGAGATACCATAAATCGGTATGTCTTGCCGCGCTCCGTTTCCACCGTGATGGTGTAACGTCCGAACCCGGTCGGTGTTGATACGGTCAGGATGGTCTGACCGGCAGGGATGTCGGCCACGGCTTCGCCGCCCAGCCCAAGACTGGCGATCTCTTGCCCGTTGATCTCGACATCGGCGGCTGCGGCTGCATACAAAACGGATGAGTTCCGTTCCACGATAATCCGGGCGCTGGCCTTTTCAACCGGCTTGGCCAGATCGGCCTCGGTCAGCTTGCCGGTGGTTCCGCAGCCGGAAAGGGTTGCGGTTAAAGCGATAGCGGCCATAAATACGGTTAATTTTTTAAATGTCTTGTTTTTCATGGTGTTTTATTTTCCTTCTTGGATTTTGTGGATGATTGCAAGGACTTCCCGCGCCTCGTCTGCGGATCTGATCTCGGCGGTGTGGTAAAGCCTCTGCCCGCCCATACGCTCCGAGATAATTCGATAGATTTCCTTCCGGCCATAGTCTCCGTTGCGCCATAGCGGATCCAGAGTGGCATGGATTTTCTTTCTCAGCTCTCTGATCTCCGCTGTCGGTATGCAGCCCAGAGGCTTGGTCGGCTTGCTGGTTTTGTGGTGGCACCCGACAAAGTTGCCACATTTATCATGCTTCCAAAACGGCAGGCCGGATAGATCGGCGCGGTGGGGATATATCTCCCGACCGCTGGTCAGGCGGCAGTCAACTTCCTCGGCACATGCACAGCAATAGATTTTCATGTCTTTTTCCCATCTGGATAAAGCTCTATCCAAAATTGATTGTGTTCTTTGAAATTTTCAAAGTCGTATATATCCACATCGTTAATTATGTGGCAGTTACTTTTGAGAGACTTAGCAAAGTTTTCAGCCTCACCGATACTGTTATAGATGTAATCTTGTTTCATCGTATCGAAAGAACGCCAAGACACCCTAAACATTAGGCGTGTGCCTCTTGTCCATTCAGTCAGATTAACGGAGAAGTTTGATACATACGGATGGTCTGCGTCCAAAATTATCATCATTGGTTTTATTCCTTACGGTTTTACAAAGCCGATTTCGTCCCAGCCGTTGTTCCGGATACGTACCCGCATACCTGTGGTGAGACACTCAAGCAGTGTTGTTGATACGTTTTGATCGAGGAGCTTATAGACAAGCCCTTTTGCGTCTTTGACTGTTACCATTTCTGTTTGTCCTTTCTTTCTTTGTGACTGTTATCGTTTTCTTCCATCTCTTGTATTATTTCATCAAGTACATCCATCCATCGACCTTTTATCAGCTTGCATGGTCTTATCCATGCCTTCACACGGACGCGTGGTTTAGGTATGAATTTGAATATCAGCCATGAAAAAATTTTGCGCATAGGCAGTTTTCCTTTATCAAAACGATCTGGCTGCACCAATACCAGCTAGGTAATCCAACCGACTGGAATCTCCGGTGTATGGTTCGGCCTCCCACGTAAGCCTGACCTTCTCGAATGTCTCCTCATCCGTGATGGGGTCATACGAGCCAAGCACCATGTCACGGTATTGCTTCCCGAACTCTCCGGCCTCCTCTGACCTGTCCTGAAAGTAGCCCTCAGCGGTATCAATCGCATCGGCGCGGGAATATGCATCCGTAATGGTGCGGCCAAACTCTACGCCGCGCAAATGCTGGGCATGTGTTGGCTCCTCGTAGATGGTATAAACCTTTTGTTCATTCCGAGTTGCTGGCATAGCGTTCTCCTTTCTTTTCGGCCTCACGTTGAATGGCCTGATCGATTGAGTGATCGAGGTCTGATAGATGAGCCAACATGCTGGACTGTCCAAGCATGGTAAGCCAATCAAAGGCCTCCATGCGGAACCTGTCCACGTTGGCTTTGAGCTGTTGTAGTCCTTCGGACTTGTCTTGGTTACGTGGCATTATAATTCACCTTTTGCTTTTGCGATGGCTGTTTCAATATTTTTGACTGCACAGGTTGCTTCATATGCGAAACCTTTTCGACCTGCCATGATGTCAATCAAGAGCTGTTTTTGCTTCTCCAAAGCCAATACCAACTCATCCTGCGTATTCACCGCATTGGCGATGATCTCCGCCCACGATGATGATTGGCATTCTGCGATATTTTGGCAGTTTTCTAGCTGGATATATATTCCTGCTGTCTTTACTTTTGTCATTTTAAACGACACCTTTCTCAATTGTGATTTTCAAAACTCTGACCAGATCGGCAACCGTGGAGTCACCGTACACGTTGACCAGATACTGCAAGCACTCCTCTAATGTGCCGCGCTACTGAACCACTCCGTCTTTTTTTACTTGGTACATTTTTGTTCCCTTCCTTAATCGGAATATTTTTCAGCGAAGCTGTTTGCGTTTTTCAGAGCATCTTCCATATTTACTGAGTAATTTGAGATCAGACAGTCAACATTTCCCCAGATCAAGAGAACCCAGCCAACACGTTCACCAGACTTTTTACCGGAAAGCGGGAAATCATCCTTTGAGTTGTAGGCATAAAGGTAATCTTCATCCGTGCTGAAAACGGCATCCATGATCTCTTTCATGCTTGTGCTACGTTCCAGAACGGTTTCCTCTCCGTCATTGACACCAACGGTGAAGCCAGCCTGTAAAAGGCCAATGGCCGCTTTGCGGCAGATTTTCTTTTCGAGTTCAATTTCAAGTTTGCGTGACATTTCGTTTTTCCTTGTGCATTTATTTAACCTATCCTCAGTATAGCACCATTGACTTTTAATCGTCAATGGGTTATTTTTAAAAAAAGGAGAAAAAAGACATGACACAAATCGCAATCCGCGCAAGGCTCACCGAAATCATTACCGAATATAATGAGAAGAAAGAACTGCTATCCGAGGAGCTGCACACCTTCCAGAAGGCAGGCACACAGCTCAAGTCAGCATCCACGGTCTGGGGGCAATGGGGCAGAGAAACTGTCGATGTCGGCAATATCTACATCGAAACCCTTGAACGTGCGTTGCTTTGTTCGGCATGGCTGGCACTGTACGAAAAGCTTGAGCTGAAAACCCTGATGTCGGCAGACGATAAGCGCCTATTTGACCAAGCCATGTCACGCCCGCCAGAATTTACTCTGGACAACATCAAGGCCACCTTTGGGGATTATATCGCTGACCCATGGGGGAATATCCTGCGCGGTCTGGCCGAAGTGTTCTGCGGGCTCGACCAGTCATACAAATCCCATGACAAGGTAAAGATCGGGGTCAGCGGCCTGCCGAAGCGTATCATCATGGGCGGTTTCGGCGGATATTCCAGCTACGGATATGACCGTGTGCGCGACATCATCAACGCTCTGGCCGCCTATCAGGGCAAACCACTGGCCGAATGGGCGGAAATGAACGCCCTGCAAAAGAACGGCGAAGCCCTGATAAAGGGCTGGGTGCATACCGACAATGATGGCAAAGAAAAACCCTATCCGGGGCGAGGCCTCTGGCTCCATAAATTCAAAAACGGAAACGGCCACCTTTTCTTTGATCCCGAAACCCTGAAAGATATAAACCGCGCCTTGGCCGAGTATTACGGCGAAGTGCTGGCTGATTGCCACGAAGAAAAACCGACCGATCGTGCCACGTCAACGGAAGTTTCCAAAGACCTGCAATATTATCCGACCCCAGAGGATACGGTGCGCCGTGTTCTCCGCGATATTTATATCAGGGACAACGACCGAGTGCTGGAGCCATCCTGTGGCTGTGGCCGGTTCCTTGACCAAATCCGCAAAGAAACGCCGAAGGCTAAGCTATGGGGAATCGAGATCGATCCAACACGCGCCGCGCAGGCCAGAGCCAAAGGCCACGATGTCCTTGTCGCCAACTTCCTGCAAACCAAGCCGGAGCCGGTTTACGATGTCGTGATTATGAACCCTCCATTTTACGGCAAGCACTATGCCAAACATGTCGAACACGCCCTGAAATTTCTCAAGCCCGGAGGCATCCTGAAAGCCATCCTGCCGATCACTGCCCGCACCGACCACGGCCTTTTCGATGGGCGCGGCGAGTTCCATGATCTGCCCGTGGGTTCATTCCGCGAAAGCGGAACGAATATAAATACGACCGTTCTGACAATACGTAAAAAGGACTAATTTTTTAACCACTGCCGCCCATTTCATGGTTTCATGGATGGGCGGCGAGCTGACAGCCCCGCTCTTGTCGGCCACGGCGATCTGGGTTTTCTTCCTTTTCCCAAGACAACGCCACACACACCCGCCGCCCCTGCGAGCCGCCTCCCCGTGAGCCTGACCAAGCAATACCCGGGGAGGCGGTGATTCTTTGCTCATGGACAGATATGGATAATTTGCGCTACCCTGTCAAGAACAGGAGGCAAAGTCCAATGTCCACGGAAACAGACAAGAAACCACCGCACAGGCCAACACTCTATACGCCCGAACTCCGCGACAGGATTTGTGCAGAGCTTGCCTCTGGCCGCACCCTGCGCTCCGTATGCCGTGATGAGGACATGCCAGACCGGCAAACCATCTACAACTGGCTTAACCA